CGCCAAGAGTCCGTCAACCTCAACGTAGCTGCTTTCACTCTCGGCTATCTCAATCAGACTAAAGAGGTGTCTGAGACTTCCGACTATAAGACCACCGAGAATTATATCCGCTTCCACAAACATCAGCTTGAAATCAAAGCGAGCGGAGAACCGGATGCAATCACACTCGCCCAGAACGCTACAATCTCGGCTCTCTCCACAATCATAGACCTCTACCTCGATAAATAAAGTCAAACCAATAACCCTTTCAACAATGGACCAGAACACAGCCTATCAGTACAAGGCAATCAATGAGGACTCTTACAATAGCCTCGCCGCCTATGCAGTGACAACTCATGCAACCGTAACCCTCCACCCCGGACTCCTTACCATCGTAATCTCCAGCAACGCCACCAACGAGGTTGGCGAGTTTATCGACAGCGAGGGTCTTGATTTCCACATCAACCCGATAGAGGTGCATGACGAGAACCTCGGCGAGGTGATCGATAACGAGACCACCGATGCTGACACCCTCCGCAAAATCATCTACCGCATGATGGGGCAACGTGAGGCGATGGAGGAACAGCACAAAAGCATCCTCGATGAAATCACCGCCCAACGTGATGAAGCTCAGAAAGGCCGAGACAATTACAGCAGGTGGTATTCAGAAGAGGCCGCTCATAACAATAGAGTCAAAAGCAAAGTCCAAGCGATTGCAGTTCTGATAAACTCAATCTTCCCCGAGAAGTAACCACCGCCAAAGTCAAACCAACCATAAAGGCCGCTCAAGAGTGAGCAGATGGCCCAGGGGCAAGAGAGCCCCGACCCCGAAAGGGGTTTCAATCGGGAAAGTAGCTCAGTGGTAGAGCAATGGTGCGCACCGTTTGACCGAGCAGTCAGAGTCGCAGGTTCGAGTCCTGTCTTTCCCTCCAACAAAGAAGAGTACCTTGACAAGTCTGGAATTTCCGCTGACACGGCCGGACGGGAGACCGCCGGAACATCAGCGATGAGTAGTAGCCGATAAAGAAGCAGTTAAGTATGCCGAGAGGTGAAAGACACTTTGAGACGGGTCGGTGCTACGATAAGAAAGAACCATCCGAGCTTATGCCGAAAAATGACGGATGGCGGGTTGAGTCGTGTCCGCCCGTGGTAAATGGACCGGTATTAACCGAAATCAATAAGCACGTCTGAAAACCGAACTCAATACGTAGCATACCTTATGACCGTCTGAAAATGGTTGACGGGTGAGACAAGGATAGGAACGTGTATGATTATAAATCGAACGGTGTAGCTCAGTAGGTAGAGCGGTCTGCAAACAGATGCGTCGGCGGTTCGAGTCCGCTCATCGTTCCCAACTCAAATTAATTACCAATATGGAAAAGACAATTAAAATAGCCACTCTCGGCATAGCAGAAGAGCTTAGAAATATGGAGATAGGTGACGTTGTTCAGTTTCCTGTCCCCAAGTACAACTACAACTCAATCCGCACCTCTCCCGGCACCACCCTTGTTGCCGAGACAATGGAGGGGCGCAAGTGGAAAACCAAAAAGGACATTGACAACAGGTGTGTCCTTGTTACCAGAACCGCATAGCCTATGGCAAGATGTCTTATAACTTCAGTCAATACCGCCGAAATCATGCTGGAGAATATCTTTCGTGTCATGGAGCGAGAGACATTCTGCAAAGATACGGCCGCGAAAATCGTAGGCGGCGTAAAGAAGTTGGAAAACTTGATTGCCGCCGGCGAAATCGACGCTGAGAAGGGATGCAACGCCCAGAACAGCAAATGGAGGTGCAATGCCGCCCAAGTTCTGCGACATTGCCGGAATATGAGAAACAAATGAGCTTACCACATAGTAGCCCGTGAGGGTGATTGAGACAATATTAATCCGATTGCCTTGAGTGCCCGTGAGGGTCGTGGCATCATCTTTAATCAACTTCCCGATAGCCGAGCGGGTAATCTCGGCCACTTGGAGGCGAACAGTGAGGAAAGTCCGCTCACGTAGCGAGTGCCCGCAAGGTATAAGAGTACCACACTCGTACCTGCCGACGGTTGCAGGGTCGTACCTGCCGCCTCCACACCCTATTAGAATAATATCATTAGCGCCGGACGGTCTGTGAAGATAGTCCGGATTTTTACATGAGAGACTGGCACTCGGTGAGTGCTCCCCAGGGTTGACCGGGCGTAGGTAAATAATAGTGGCCACTAAATAGCCTACAAGGTGGTTCGACTCCACCTCTCTCAACTACATCATCAAACACATCATCAAAATGGATAAGCCTACAATTTCCAAGCGCATCAGCGCCGGAACTCGCGTCTATTACATCGACGCGCACACTGACTCCAAAGGTCAGCATTATATCTCTATTTCGGAAATTCCTACCGACAGATCGCCCGGCAAGAAGAAACGCCAGCGTATCTTCCTCCACTCCGAGAATATCGAGAAGTTCGCCCAGGCATTTGCAGAGGTAGCAAACCACATAAAGAATGACTCTCAAAGATGACCCGATTGTTTTACTCGGCTGGAGTTGCCCGTATTGTGGTGCTCCAACTAAACTCGTTGACGATACGGAAATCTACGGGCGGTCATACGGCTCCAAGTGCTATGTCTGCAAACCGTGCGGCGCATGGGTCGGATGTCATAAGAACTCAGACAAAGCACTCGGCAGAGTAGCCAATAAGGAACTGCGAGAACTGAAACATCAGGCGCACGAGGCTTTCGATCCCCTTTGGAAAGAAGGCTACCTACCACGGACAGCAGCCTATGAGGTGTTGTCTGTTGCTTTCGGACTCCCGGCAGAGCAAACCCACATAGGAATGTTTGATGAGGAAATGTGTCGGAAAGTAATCTCACTGTCAAACATAATTCTTAAATACATCAAGAGCGATGGCTAAACAAATTACATACGGCAAATTCCTACTCATAGAATGTACCGCCGGGGAACTGATGAACGCAGTCGGCTCCGACCTCTGCATCTGTGATTGGTGTGGCAAACCATTCTTACCCTCCGATAAGGGTGTTTATATAGCAGTTCTCAATCATTGGTATTGTTGGAACTGCTTTTATGACTGGTATGCAAATGCCAAGTGGTATCCCGAAGATGCAGATTACGAGCGCAGGAACTTTGAGTTCTATGCACCCCGGTTCGGAATCAAATGTCAGTAAATGTTAAGGTGTAAAAATGGCGGGCAATCCGTTTGTGTAACTCGCTAAAAATGACTAACTTTACTGTATATCAGAAACAATGATATTATAAGTCAAACCAATAAAACCCTACCTATATGGCAAAGGAAAAACAAGCTGAACAGGCCCAAGATGTCAACGAGGTTCAGAAGACAGCAGAGGAGCAAGCTAAGGCTATCCTCGACAACAACCTCCGCTTCTACTTGCAAGGATGCGAGGTTCCGGCAGACGCGCTCAAAGAGATTAAAGCCGGAAGACTCAAAGGTATGTCGGATGTAAATCCGATGTGGCGAATGAAACGGATGACCGAGATTTTCGGTCCTATCGGTTTCGGATGGAAATATGAAATCGTCAAGCAGTGGACCGAGACCTACGGCGACGAGGTGAAATGCTTCTGCATTGTCAATCTCTATGTTCGCGATCCCGAAACAAAAGAATGGAGCGACGCCATTCCCGGCTCCGGAGGCTCTGCCATCGTTTCCGTTGAGCGCAACGGAAAATATGTGAACGATGAGGGCTACAAGATGGCTCTTACCGACGCTCTCTCAATCGCCATGAAACCCCTCGGAATTGGCGGCAACATCTGGTATGGTCCCAAAGCAAAAGGTCATAATGAGAGCAAGTATGAGGCATCCACAAGAGAAAATGCCGACCAGTCTCAGCAGAGACAAGGAACTTTAGCAGAGGCGTTCACCGGCGCACAACTCACACAAGCCATTCAGGAAATGAACGCCACCACTACCGAAGCCGAGTTTCAGGCTTGTTGGCAGAAATGGGCGAAGGAATGCCCGGCGTTGACAAGCAATGGCACTGACTTCTACAAAACAGCGTGCGCGAAAATCAACTCTATCAAAAATCCCACCGCAAAATGATGAAGTTCAAAGAATCTCCTGTAATCTTCGATGAAGATAGCCACAGCTATCAACTCGACGGCAAGAGATTGCTCGGCATCACGGGTCTTATACACTCAATCCTCGGATTGGGTGTATATCCCGATGCGAGTGAGCACGTCAAAGATTATATCATTCCGAGAGCCGGGAGCCGTGGCACCGCCGTTCACCACGCAATTCAGACCTACGACCAAATCGGTATGAAGCAGACTACTCAAATAGTCCATACTCGCTACGGTTGCCGTGAACGAGATAACATTTCCTATGTTGATGAGACTTGGGATGTAAGCACCGAACTTGAGGCGTATATCCGGCACCTCAACGGATTCAAGCCTCTTGCCAATGAGTTGACCGTCTCCGACAATGTGCGGTATGCCTCACAAATTGACAATGTGTGGCAGTATGAGAAAACGGGCGGTATATGGCTTGTCGATACCAAGACCAACAACATCAAACTATATCCGTTGTGTGGCTACTACAACGCCAATTATTTCAATAGTGGCGAGGATGCTCTCAAAGAGTATCTTTCGTGGCAGCTCTCCATCTATGCCGAGTTGTTTGAGGCAGAGAACCCCGGATTAAAGGTTGAGGGGTTAGCCTGCAACTGGCTCCGGCAAGACAACGCGGCATTTTGGGTGATTGAACGCAAACCGTCTGAGTTGGTGAAAGAACTCCTCAACACCGTCTATTTATTTGGAGATAACGGCCCGGTCTATTTCCACCCGAATCTATCGGTCTTTGGAATCGGTGAGAGCCGTGCCAAAGAGGAAACAGAGTTGGCACCCATCATTCCGCCGGAAATGATAGACCATTTTGCCACGTTGCTCAAAACCTACAATAAAGCGAAAGCGGCGGTTGAAGAGGCCAAGGAAACCATACAGACCTTGATGAAGTCTAACAACATCAAGTCTTATGACTTCGGGCCATTCTCCGCCACCATCGCAGCCGACAGCGAGACCACAACATTTGATTCTAAGCGGTTCAAGACGGATCACGCAGAACTTTACACACAATATACCACCCGGAAACCTAAAAAGGGCGGTTTCACAATAAAACTCAAAGACAATGATTAAATTTTCAGCAACTAACGCCCTGGTTCACTCGGTTACTCCGGTGATAGAGATTGAGTCCAGATCCGGCGGTCAGCCGTTCTGCAAGCGAGAGCTTATCATCGATGATTCGTGGGATAAAGATGGAAAGCACTATTCCAACTTCATTCTGATCGAGTTCACCGGCGATAAGATGAACCAACTTGACGGTATCTATCCCGGTCAACGTGTGAATATAGACGGTCTGCTGAGTGGCCGAGAGTACAACAACCGAATCTACAACACCGTCAAAGGTTCCTCGGTTACACCGTATCAGGCACAACAGCAGTATGCGCCCGCTCCGGCACCGATGCCCGGCGGATACCCTCCGCAACCGCAGTATCAGCAAGCCCCCGGCTATCAGGCCGCGCCTATGCCCGGCGGTTATCCTCAACAGCCTGCCGCTCCTGCTTATCCACAGCAACCTCAACAGTATGCACCACAACCCGCGCCGGCGGCCGCGCCCGTGGCGGCTCCGGCACAGCAGCCATACAGTCAACCATCCTCGCCGGGTGTGAATGACCTACCGTTTCCCCACTGATGGAAGCCAATCTCACCAAACGTAACGGAGTAGTGACAATGGATAAGACTTTTGACCTTATGTGTTCACTACTCCGTAACGGAGAATATGTGGTCAAGATAGTACGAAAGACTCAACCTCGTACCATATCCCAGAACTCATTGATGTGGATGTGGTACAAGTGTATGGAAGAGGCTACGGGAACTCCCAAAGAGGACTTTCACGACTACTATAAAGCCAAGTATCTGAGCCGTGATGTCGTTGTAGGCAAGCGGTGGTATCGGGTGCCAGGTAGTACGACAGACCTCAACACCTTGCAGATGACAAACTATCTTGAAAAAGTCAAAGCAGATGCCGCCACTGAATTTGGCATTATGCTTCCACTCCCGGAAGATAGGAACTATCAAGCGTTCATATCAGAATACAGAATAAGATAACACGTCGGACGGTCTTAATGACCGCCCGGCTTTTTTATTAACAATTTCAAAAAAATGGAAACCTCAGACATCCGAATTAAAAAAAGCCAAACTGAGTAAGGGAGGCTGTATCGAGGCATCCTACATTGATGCCGATGGCAACGAGATTACCCTCAAAGGTAAGAACAAATGCCACAATGACCTCAAGGTTGCACTCGCCGCTCTGGTCCCATACTTTGCCGACCTTACCGAGCAGAAGGAGGCAGACCTCATCGACTGGAGCAACCTTGAAAGTGCCGAGAATGTTGACCTCCTCCGCAAGCTCGATGTAACGGGTCTCAGCATCGGTGGTGATGATAACAACCGCATCATCACCATGACCGGCAGACGAACCCTCATCACTTCACGGATTCTCAACCTCAACGCTCCCGGCGTGGAGATGGAATCCGAGACATTTGAGTGGGAACACATCGATGAGTTCGACTTGGCGGTGCAAAACCTCATCTATGAGGTCAAGGAGTATATCGTAAACCGCAAGTGGGAGGTAGTTCAGGCTACTCTCTTTGATGGAGATCCCGATGACCCCTTTGCCGGAGCCGAGCCAACAAATGACGCTCCCCCTGTTGAACAGCCTGCCGAAAATGTAGCGTAAGAATGAAACCAATATATATTACCGAAACGCCCAACACTTTCCGCCTCTCCTTTGACTACCACAAAGACCTCGTCTCGACCATTAAGCGTGTGCCGAGCAGTCCGAGATGGGATGCCCAGGAGAAGGAGTGGATCGTGAAAAAGGAAAGTATCTGCTATCCTCCCGGGCGTGATGCTCGGTGGTATGTAGAGGCTTTCGCTCAATGGGCAGTTGCCAAACGCTTTTGTTCTAACATCTCAAGGCGTAGCGAGACCCACGATGTAGTGTATGAGATTCCGCCGATGAAAAACTTCTCCGGCGAACATTATATGCTGCTCAATCCATACGAGTATCAGTTGGAGGGTGTGCGCTACGCCTTGGATCATCAGCGTTGCATCTTCGGAGACCAGCCCGGCTTGGGCAAGACTCTTCAGGCGATATGCTCTGTTGTCAAAGCGCACAAGGAGGCTAATATCTATGGCGACACATTCCCGGTCCTGGTTATATGTCCTGCGGCTCTCAAAGTCAATTGGCAACGAGAGTTCAAGAAGTTTGCCGGAATCAATGCCGTTATCCTCGATGACAAGAACCGCGACAGTTGGGAGAGACTTTATGAGTTGAGGCGAGGTGACGGAGACCCCTATGCTCCGGTGTTCATCACCAACTATGAGAGCCTTAAAAAGTTCTTTGTTGTTGATGTCAAAGACCACGCCCGAATGACCCTCCGCTCCATCGTGTTTGATGATCGCATCAAGCTGTTCAAGTCAATCATCATTGACGAGAGCCACAAATGCAAGTCAAGCAAGACGCAACAGTCAAAGTATGTCGAGGGTATCTGCAAGGGTAAAAAATGGATATTCGCCCTAACGGGTACGCCTGTTGTCAATAACAACACCGACCTTATCCAGCAGCTCAAAATCCTCGGCAGGCTTGATGACTTCGGAGGCTATAAGCAGTTTGTCGGCCGTTTCTGCGACGGTCCCAAACAATCCTCCAATCTCCGAGAGCTGAATTACCGCCTATGGATGTGCTGTTTCTTTCGCAGAGAGAAAGCAAAGGTGTTGACCCAACTCCCCGACAAGATGCGTCAGTACATCACCTGCGACATCACCAACCGCAAAGAGTATGACGATGCCGAGAATGATGTTATCAAATATCTCCGTCAGTATAAGAATGCGAGTGATGACAGAGTGGCACGCGCCATGAGAGGTCAGGTGATGGTAAAGATGGGCATCCTCAAACAGATTGCGGCAAGAGGTAAAATCAAAGCCGTCTCCGAGTTTATCCATGATGTCATAGACGGAGGGGAAAAACTCATCATGTTTGCATATCTAAAAGAGGTTGTCGAGGCTCTGAAAAAAGAGTTTCCCGATGCCGTAACAGTTACGGGTTCCGATGACATCAAAGCAAAGCAGAATGCCGTTGACCGGTTCCAGAACGACCCTGAATGCAAGCTCATAATCCTCAACTACAAGTCCGGCGGTACGGGACTGACACTGACGGCTGCAAGCCGTGTCGGATTTATCGAGTTCCCCTGGACCTATTCGGATTGCGAGCAAGCAGAGGATCGCGCCCATCGCAACGGACAAAAGAACGCAGTCAACTGCTACTACTTCCTCGGAGATAAGACCATCGACCGCTATATGTATAATGTCATTCAGACTAAGAAAGACATAGCCAACGAGGTTACGGGTACCACTACCCAAATCGAGGAGGATATGCTCAACATCACCATGAACCTGTTCCAAGACAGAATATGAAAAAGAGATATAAACTACTTGAAAAGAATGGCAAGGTTCATATTCTACATTGGGTTACTGATGGGGTGCTCTTCGGGCCCGACTGGGAGAGCATAGCGACATTTGACAAACAAGACTCTAATTAATCTGGAAAGATGCAAGACAATAATACGGCTTATGAACGAGTGCGACAAGCACACAGACCACCCTAACGATGACAGAACAAGAAATAACAAAAACTGAGCAAGGTTACTCGGAATCCAAGATACAGCATATTTGTGTGAATTGGTTCCGGCAGACTTTTCCTCATGTCGGCAATCTTCTCTTTGCCGTACCTAACGGCGGATGGCGCGGCGCCCGTGCCGGCGCACAGATGGTATATGAGGGACAAGTCAAAGGTGTTGCCGACATTATCCTGCTTTATCCGTCAGGCGGGAAATCGAGCCTTTGTATTGAGATGAAAGTTCCAAAGAAAAAAGGTAGTAGTGCCGGGACACAGTCTACCGCTCAAAAGGAGTGGCAGGCTCTCGTTGAGCAATATGGCAGCACCTATGTAGTGTGCCACGGACTCATTGAGTTTATACAGGTTGTTTGCTCCTATCTTCAAATCAACTCTCAAAAGTATATTACTGAAGCTCTCAATAAGTATCCACTTTATCGATGAACTATATTGAATTAATTAACCGCTTTTGGCAGGAGGTCGAGATGAAGGATTTTCTTCCCTCGGAGGCTTGCGTATATTTCAGATTGCTGGATATATGCAACAAGTTAGGATGGCAAAATCCGTTCTCCCTCTCCAACTCACGGGCAGTCGCGCTGATGGCGATGAATGAAAAGACCTTTCGTGCTATCAGAGACAAGCTCGGCGGGCGCGGCCTAATCGAGTTCAAGAAAGGTAAAAAGAGGGAGAGCGCACCGATGTATTGTTTCCCGGAAAAGACTGATGACGGTTGGTTTTTTCCTTGGGGGAATTTTTTGGAGGTAAAAAATACCGTTAAAAATACCGTTAACACGCCCGCTAACGCTACCGTAAACACTACCGCAAACACGCCCGTTAACACACCCGCATATAGTAAAACTAAAACTAAAACAAATAAATCTCCTAACGGAGATAACGCGGGGGCTCCTCAACAGGAATTGTCATTGTTTGCGGAAGAGGATAAGCGTGCCGCACGGCGAAAACCTAAAACCGCCAAAGATCCTCCTCTGGTTCCGACGATTGAAGAGGTTTTGGAATATTTCCTAAGTCAAGACGCAGACAAGCGTCTTGAAAATTGGGAAGAGTCGGCCCGCAGATTCTATGACAATTTCAATGCCGTGGAATGGAGGGATAAGTTTAACCGCCGGATTACTCGTTGGGACAGCAGGGCAAATTCCTGGATACTTGATGATGAGAAACGGCAAAAAGAAAGGAGACAAAATGAGCAACCCCGAACAGATGGACCGGTTTCTCCAAGTGGCGGTATCTCAATCCGAGGAAAAGTCACGCCGAGTTGCGGCCTCAAGAGACGTAACCCTGGAGGAGAAACTTGAATTTGTAGCAGTCGCAAAGATGGTTTGCCCCAAATATCAAATCTCGGATGAGATGAAGCCGCTCCTCAACGATATTGTGCGATGGTGCCTGATACTCGACGGCAAATATGACCCGGAGAAGGGTCTATGGCTATGGGGAGATATAGGCACAGGGAAATCAACAATGCTTGAAATCATCCGTGAATATTGCAACCGCATGAGACCTCCGGATCACTATCGTGAGAGGGACTATCCCCGGAAGATGAGAGCCGACACTTGGAAATATAGCTTCCGTATCACCAATGCCAGTTATGTCGCCGGCATGTTCGCCAAAGAGGGTTATCCCGGAATTGAGGAGTACATAACATCCTGTCGGCAGGCTTTTGATGAAGTCGGCCGCGAATGTATCCCCACGGGATATTTCGGGAATATGGAGAATGTATTCCAATACATTTTTCAAAGGCGTTATGACCTCCGCCACGGAGATTTCACCCACGTTACATCCAATCTATCCCCGGAACAGATTGGAACTGTCTATGGCGATCATATCTATGACAGATGTTTTGAGATGTTTAATTTTGTAGAGATGTCTGGAGAGTCATGGCGGTAAAGTTTGTAATCAGATGGGCCACGACGGACAAAGAAGCCATTGCCGCGATACGCAAGCAGTTCGATATGCCGACGTACACAACCGTCAACGGGTGGAATCCGGTTGAAATCAAGCAGGAAGATATGGAACTTTTCGAGGAGTGCGCCAGACGCGGATTCTTTGGAATATTACCTCAAAAATGGTGTAAAAATGGTGGCCAATATATTTTCATATCTCGTAAATAATGGCTAACTTTACAGTATAACAAATTAAAAGTCAAACCAATAAATACCAACTATGGAAATTAGACAAATTCCACTCTCATTGGTGATGCCATCACCGATGAACCCTCGCAAGACATTTGATGAGGAGGAGCTACAAGAGTTGGCGGACAACATCGAGAAGCAGGGGTTACTCCAGCCTATTACCGTCCGCCCTGTCAAGCATCCCAGCAATGAATATGGTGATAGGCCGGACAAGTATGAAATAGTCTGTGGAGAGCGCCGTTACCGTGCATTCAGCAAACTTTCTGAAAAGTGGTCAAAAATGGATTGTGTGGCACCCAAAGGCGAAACCTACAACCGCTTCTCTAAAATCTCCGCTATCGTGCGAGAGATGAACGACGATGAAGCCTTCGACGCTATGATTACCGAGAATCTTCAGCGCAAAGATGTTGACCCCATCGAAGAGGCCTTTGCCTTCGGTCAGCTCATACAAAAAGGCAAGACTCCCGAAGAGGTTGCGGTCCGCTTCGGCAAGTCTATCCGGTTCGTTCAGGATCGCGTCAAACTCAACAACCTCATTCCGGAACTCATGCTGGCCATCAAGGATGACAAGATGAGCATAGCGGCCGCAATGATAATCGCCAAACTTGATGAAGAGCATCAGAGGCGTTATTTCTCATCCTACTCCAACAATTACAAAGGATTCTCCAAGCAAACCGCCGAGAGCTTCACTCAATCTCTCTTCATGTCCATAGACGGTGCCCCCTGGTACCAGACAGACAATCAGGAAGACGAGAACTATGCCGGAGGATGTGGAGTTGCGTGTTCCGAATGCCAATTCAACACTGCCAATCATGGATGTCTGTTCTGGGAGATGAAAACCGAGGATGCAGGCAAATGCACCGACCGTGCTAAATTCTATGCCAAACACTCTGCATACATCCTCGATATACTCAACAATTACGGCACTCCAATAATTAAGCGCGGTGCCCCTTTGGAAGCCGGGAGCGTGGTAATCATTGATGAAGAAGATTATTGCACTCCATCAACCAAAGCTCTTAAGGCATCCGTCTATGAGTCTATCAAAGCGGCTGGATTTGAGGTAATCAAGGCTAACGAGATATTCGATGGCAAGTGCAGCTACACCGACAAGAGACTTGACCGCAACATCGAGATGGGAAACGTCTATCAGTGTCTCAAAATCTTCACATACGACAATGTGAAATTTGATACTCAATGGCGGTACTTCAAGGGTAAACGAGACATGATTGAGGAATCTGCCGGAAAAGAAACAACTCCAGCAACATCTGTTCAATCCGCAGATGCTATGAAACTCATTCAGAAGCGCAACCGAATGAAAGAGATTGCAATGGAGAATATAACAGCGGAATCTCGGACAATGGCTAACAATCTCGGAGAAGCCAAGCGCAAAGGAGAGTTGAGCGATGCCGAGATGTTCGCGTTCCAATGCATAATCTTCTCTCTTTGCGGTTCCGAGATGCTGAAACGATATGGGCATAAAGGCTACGGGAAAGTGACTGACCGCTCTTTTATCAGCGTAATCAAACAGAATCGGGCAGATTGGCCGATGTGGATAAGAGAGTTCATGCGCACCATCTTTGCCAGCGCGGATATGAACTATAATGGACTATATCAGTTCTGCGCCGGAGAAGTGCTTGAGGAATGGATGCCCAAGGAATGGAGAGAGATGGTCCACAAGTTTACAATGAAACTTGACAAAGACCTCACCAAGAACGCCGAGAAGCTGAAAGAACTCGGATATGGCATCGATGGTAAGCTCCTCCCTAAGCCCAAAGAGTCGGTTGTAAAATCAGTCGTTGAGTCAACCGCTGCTAAGAAAATATCCATCCCCAAGGTGAACGACATTCAGAAGCAGTTCAAGGAGCTGAAAGCCAAACACCCCGATTCAATCCTCCTCTTCCGAATCAACGACTTTTATGAGTGCTTCGATGAAGATGCCGAGAAAGCATCCAAGACTCTCAAGCTGACACTTACCACCACCAATGGATACAAATTGGCAGGCTTCCCTCACCATGCTCTCGACACATATCTTCCCAAGCTCATCAGAGCCGGACACCGGGTTGCAATCTGTGAGCAACTTGAAGATCCGAAAAAGAAGAGCAACAAAGGGAAATAAGAATATCCCTTAAATCACATCATCAACCCAAACGCGGCACTACTCAATAAAACGAGTGGTGCCGCTTGCTTTACTATGGAATATCAAGAGTTTCTTAAATCCAAGATAAAAATATCGGAGGACTTCGGCTTTACCGTCAGCATGGATGAAATCAACCCCAAGTTGAAACCTCACAACAAGCTGATGGTAAAATGGCTCGTTGAGGGGGGCAAGCGTGCCTGTTTCGCGTCTTTCGGTCTGCATAAAACAGTAACACAGTTGGAGGCGGTCCGGCTCACTCTCGCCAAGATCGGCCACGGGAGCGGCTTGATTGTTTGCCCTCTCTCAGTCCGTCAGGAGTTCGTCGAGGACTCCAAAAACATTCTCGGCTGGGAGTGCCCCCCCAAAGTTTATCAGGCGCGCCGAAGAGATGGATGGTGACGGCATCTACCTCACCAACTACGAGAGCATCCGAGACGGCAGGCTGGACCCAGAATTGTTTGTTGTCGCAAGTCTTGATGAGGCATCCGTCTTACGAGGTCTTGGTGGCTCCAAGACATTCCGAGAGTTTATGCGACTGTTCACAGGCGACGGTGGTCCCATGCAGGTGCGTCGGCAAGCAGAGCGTATCAAATTCCGCTATGTCGCCACGGCCACTCCCTCACCAAACGACTATATAGAGTTGTTGGCTTATGCCGACTTCCTGGGCATCATGGATGTGTCGCAAGCCAAAACAAGGTTCTTTAAGCGGGATTCCACGCATGCCGACAACCTCACCCTCCACCCACACAAGGAAGAGGAGTTCTGGCTATGGATATCCTCGTGGGCGCTGTTTGTCAGCAAGCCATCGGATATCACTGGAGACCCCGCCGACGATGAGGGTTACATTCTGCCTGACCTCGACCTGCGATGGCACGAGATACCGACGGACTACTCTAAGCCGAGTGTTGACAAATACGGCAATCCTGTATTATTCGCTACTGAGGCGATGGGATTGCAACAGTCGGCAAAGGAAAAGCGAGAGAGTCTGCCGGCTCGTATCGAGAAGATGATGGAGTTGAGAGCAGAGGATCCCGATGCTCACCGCATCATCTGGCACGACCTTGAGGCGGAACGCCACGCCATCGAGAAAGCCATTCCCTCTATCAAATCCATCTACGGCTCCCAAGACTATGAGAAGAGAGAGAAGAACATTCTCGACTTCTCTTATGGTCGTGTTCAGGAGTTGGCGGCAAAACCTGTTATCGCCGGTTCCGGCTGCAACTTTCAACGCTATTGCTCCTGGGCAATCTATCTCGGCATCGGCTATAAGTTCAATGACTTTATTCAGTCGATCCACCGTCTGCAGAGATTCCTTCAGACAAAGAAAGTCCGTGTGGACCTCATCTATACCGAGGCAGAGCGTGGAGTCCGGAAGGCTCTTGAAACAAAGTGGCAGAACCACATTAAACTCATTAACAACATGACCGAAATTATTAAGAAATACGGCTTATCTCACAAAGAAATGTCGGCACATCTCGCCCGCAAGATGGGAGTTGAACGAGTGGAGGTGTCAGGCGATGGCTACCGCATAGCCAACAATGACAATGTTCTGGAATTGCAGAACTCCGACCTCTATCCCGACAATTCGGTTGGGCTCATCGTTACCTCTATTCCGTTTGCGACCCAATACGAGTATTCGCCCAATTATGCCGACTTTGGGCACTCTGAGAGCAACGAGGAGTTTTTCCGACAGATGGACTACCTCACGCCAAACCTCTTTCGAGTGCTCCAGCCCGGGCGTATGGCGATAATCCATGTCAAAGACCGCATCGTGCCGATGGGTCTGAGCGGAATGGGTTGTCAGACGGTCTATCCGTTCCACTGCGACTGCATCAGGCATTATACCAAACACGGCTTTGCCTACATGGGTATGAAGACTATCGTAACCGATGTGGTCAGAGAGAACAATCAGACCTACCGCCTTGGTTGGACCGAACAATGCAAAGACGGCACCAAAATGGGAGTCGGTATGCCGGAGTATCTTCTCATCTTCCGCAAGCCTGCCACGGATCGCACAAATGCTTATGCTGACATTCCGGTGGTCAAGGATAAGAAATGGTGGAACGAGAAGACCAGAAGTTGGGACAACCCCGACGGATATAGCCGCGCCCGCTGGCAGATGGATGCACACGGCTACACTCGCTCGTCTGGTGATAGACTGCTGACTCCCGAAGAGATTGCCAAGATGGACCACAAGTCAATCTACCGCTTTTTCAAAAAGTATTCTCTTAACGAGGTCTGGGATTATGATTATGTTGTCAAGATCGCTGAAGAACTCGAACTTCACGGGAAACTCCCAACGGGATTCATGTTGCTCCAGCCCGGCAGTTGGACTGACAACGTATGGTCTGATGTCGCCCGTATGCGGACACTCAACACCATTCAGTCAGTGAAAGGAAAGGAACAGCATCTCTGCCCTCTGCAATTCGACATCGTGAACCGAGTCATAGACCAGATGAGTAACCCCGGCGACATTGTTCTTGACCCCTTCGGCGGTTTGATGACTGTTCCTTATTGTGCGCTGCTCAAAGGTCGTAAGGGTTGGGGCATAGAGCTCTCGCCCGTGTACTTCCTCGACGGCGCCCAATATTGCGCCCAAGCCGCCACAAAGAAAGAAACTCCCTCCCTCTTCGACTTCCTTGATGAAGAGCCAGCCGAGGAGGAAGACGATCAGTTGCCATTTGAACTCCAAGATAAAAAGTAATATGAAACGAGAAGATGCCCAGACCGCTTCGGGCTTGAGCCTGCCGGTCGTAGTCTTTGTGGTATTCCTTATCCTGCGCCTCTCCGGAGTCATTTCCTGGTCTTGGTGGTGGGTAACATCGCCACTCTGGATTGTAGCCGCAATAATCGTGGCGATCACAATTCTCTATGTAGCGGTATTCACATATCGCTATCGCAAATACAAACGTAACTAACCTCATCAGCTATGATGGCAATAATCAGACCACCTCCCGGCAATCGTGAAAGAGATAACACCAGTCATTCACTTAACCCAATTCTTTACCAATGGCAATAACGCTGAACAAAAGTGCTATCCGATGCGAAGAGATAGCAATCGCCAGTGGTAAGATAACCTCCAACTCATCGGCTCGACCATTGCTTTACGACATATCCCGGCATTGGCGTGAACTACTTGATGCGTCAAATTTCCAAAGCGACAATCCGGGCCCGTGGAGCGAAAAGGAAGAGGCGGCGGCAGAGGTTATGATTTCCACTATGACCTATCTTCAGCGCATTGGTTGCAAGAACATCGAACAGTTGCTCAAGGACACCATAGAGCGACACGCCCGGCAAAATGAGTAGGTTTCGTTAATGGCTATTCTGATGATGTAAATTGATGATGTTAAATAGCAATGACCGAAAATACAATTTTAGCAATCGGCCTCTTGGATTTCAATAAGGGGCAACTTCAAGGACTCCCGAAGAATCCCCGGTTCTTTCGGGACTATCGCTATGAGGCGATGAAAAGGAGCATTGAGGAATCTCCCGAAATGCTTGAACTCCGTGAACTAATCGTCTATCCATACCCGGAGGGGCGGTACATAGTCGTTTGTGGCAATCTGCGTTTGCGTGCTTGCAAGGAACTCGGCTACAAAGAGCTTCCCTGCAAGATTCTCAACCCTGAAACCGATGTGAAGAAGTTGCGCGAATATGCCACAAAGGACAATGTGAGCTTCGGCGAGAATGATGTCGACGTGATGATCAACGAGTGGGACAAATCAGAGTTGCAGGATTGGGGCGTTGAGTTCGCCCCGGAAAAGAAAACCGATGAGTTCAAAGAGCGGTTCGACTCAATCACCGATGAGACTGCAATCTATCCCCTGGTCCCCAAATACGATGAGAAACATGAATTGTTCATCATTCAGTCCTCAAACGAGGTCGATAGTAATTGGCTCCGTGAGCGTCTGGGTATGCAGCGCATGAGGTCCTACAAGACCGGCAAAGTCAGCAAGAGCAATGTTATCGACGTTAAAGATGTCCGTGTCGCGTTGGAGGGCGAGAGAAAATGAGCAATCTCAAAATCGTAATCCCCTCGCACAAGCGGCATGATAGAGTTTTTGCAAAGAAACTTGTAAACGACCCCATCATCTGCGTTGCCGAGAGTCAGGCAGACCTCTACCGCCAATACAATCCGGAATGTGAGATAGTGACGCATCCCGATGATGTCATAGGTCTTATCCCCAAGCGCAATTGGATGGCCCGGCATTTTGGCGAACTAATGATGCTCGATGACGATGTTCACGTTGTCAAAACCCTCTTTTGCGAAAAGGGTGAGACTGGAGTAATCCGAGACCCTGACCAGATAACCCACATAATAGAATCCTTGTATGAGTTGGCGTGTCTGCTCGATGTTCATTTGTTCGGGTTCACCTCTGCCATATCGCCGGTGATGTATAACGAGTGGGGGTATTACTCCCTCTCGAAGATGATTACCGGTTGCGCCTATGGTGTGAGGTACAACAAGAATGTCTGGTGGAATGAAGAAATCCGGCTCAAAGAAGATTTTTGGATTTCGTGCTACATGAAGTTCAAAGAGCGCCGGATTCTTACCGACCTCCGCTACAATTTCGCCCAGAAAGGCACTTTTGTAAATGCCGGAGGGCTGGCAGCGTTCCGAAATCAAGAAGAGGAACGTCGCTCGATATTGTTCATCAAAAAGCACTTTGGAGACAGTATCAATATCAAAGGCGCAACCAACAACGGCAAAGACAAGACAAAGCAGCTCGTGGAGTATAATATCTCCTGCAAGTTCAAATTCTAACCTGCTGATTATCCGCTAAAAATGGCGTTAAAATGGTGCTCAATCTGATTGCATATATCGTCATTTTTGGCTAAATTTACAGAAGTAAACCACCAAATAACAGCAAGTTATGATAATACGAACAATAAACGGCTACGATTTCTTTGAGGTCAGTTCAGCCATGCAGAAAGCAATCCGGCGAGCCGATGCCAGAGTAGCCGGATACTTTGCTCTGGAGTTATGGCATAGCAACTATCGGGATTATGTATGGAAACGACTGTTTACCATCAGTGCCGAAGATTGCTACGGAATCATCACGAAAGAGATTGAGGCACTTTGGCAGGGCCACGAGTTAGTCAACAAAAACAAGACTGAGCCTAAAGGCAGAATCTTCGTAAGCAAAGCGGTGTTGCTCCTTTGCGAGTGCCGCAAGAGCCGAGACGCGGATCATCTGCAAAATCTTGTCTATGACCGCAACGATGTGGATGTTGAGCGGTGGATAGATGATGTAAGACATTATCCCATCCCCATACCGCCTTACACATTCGATGTTCACACCCGAAAGGGTAAGAAGTACGGTAGAAGCAAAGCAGAGTTCTTCCGTGAAGAGTATGAGGCGTTACAACCTCGGGTACCTGGTCTGTTCGATGACCTTGTGCCACCTCAATCAAGCAATCTATTCAGCGGCCCGGACCAGAAGTCTGAGCCGCTTTAATTTTCCATCACAATGAATCTACCACCCTTAGACAAAGAGATGCTGGCAAAGATGGGCATTGCGCCGGACGCGGTGCCCATCCGCCCGGCATTGGATTTCGGCATTAAAATTCCACCCCGGACACCCAAACCGCCCAAAGCCATTACCCCGGAAGAGGCTAACGAGATGTTCGGAGTGTCGCTTGCCGTCAAGATGAATTTCATACCGCAGATGATAATTGCCGTTGCTCTGGACCAGACAACCCAGTTTGTCAACTACTGCCGGGATAATCGAATCCAAGAGTTCAAAAAGCATAACCGCCTCATCAAGTTGTGCGTCGAGGAGTACACCGGGCGGCTCCGGCAATCTTATGGCACTGCGTTTCAGGCGTATGTCAATTACGTTGACCGATATTTCAAGTATGTGGAGGTTGACCGATTCAAGATGTGGTGCAGTATCGGCAATGTTGTCAACAAGCAACTCTCACGGGATAAAGACCGAGACGGTGCCACCCATATAGCCATTATCCACAACCTCATCAATTATGCCGAGAAGTACGACCGGCAGATGGATAAGGTCATAGCCGATAAGGTAAAGGCTCCTGTCAGTCGCAAGCAAGATGATATGCTCAAACTAATCGTGGCGATGTGCATAGAGTTTGAAGAGACGTGGGGTTTCAAGTTAGAGCCGGACCCGATGGTAGATGCCAACATCGGCGTTCTTTCCAACCGTGCGGCATTCCTGGCAGACGCGATCATCGGAGAGGAGTCAAATGTCAGTAAAAGTTAAGGTGCTAAAATGGAGACTGTTCTGTTTCTCTATTTCGCTAAAAATGGCTAACTTACAGTATAATTCAAAACCACCTCCAATATGAGAACTCCCGAACAAATCCGCGCCAATGCTCAGTCAATCTTCAACCTCATTCACCAGATTGACAACCAAGTGAAACTCATCGAAAACGAGTATCAGCCCAATGCGATTGAAATGACCGGCAGCCGTTGTGATACCTTTGATGAAATGCTTACCAATCTCAAGTCTGCACGTCAGAGCCTCAACGCTCTCATGCACATGGAAGTTGACTATGCAAGCGACCTTGAAAACCCTGACAATGAGTAAAATGTCAGTAAATGTTAAGGTGTAAAAATGGTGGTCATTCTGATTGCAAAATCTGATTTTTATGGCTAACTTTACAGTATAACAAACTAAAAGTCAAACCAATAAACCAACCAAGAGATATGAAAACTAAAGCTGACCTCGACGCCCTTATCCCTACACTTGTGGAACTGCTTTCAAGCCAAGACCACGAAATCGGCGAGTCTTACTATGAGCAAGATGAAGATGGCTGGGGCATCTGCAATGACTCCACCACCAACTACTTCTGCTATGAGGAAGATGGCTGGCTCATCGAAGTAACCTATGAGTGCTGTGGAGAGTGGGATAATGACCCCGGCGATTATTGGACTCCACCGAGCTGCGATCTTCGGAAAGCATGGGGCGAGGTGACTGAAATTCTCGTATCTCACTACGATGATGACACCGATGAAGAGTCCGAGTTTGAGGACGATGACCTCAAGGACCTTTGGAATGCTCTTGATAAAGAACTCGAAGATATTGCATAAACAAGTCAAACCAATAAACCACCAATTATGAACAAGTACGTTTTTAGGGTCTATACGACCTACGATCCCGAAGATGGCTTCAATGCCTGGGCAAGCGGGAACAGCCGCCAAGAGGCTGAGAGAGAAATCCGGAGTGAATATCATTCTATAACCCGTGTTGAACTCATAAGAACCGAAAAGCGATGACCCGAAAAGAAAGACAAGAGGCCCGGGCGGAGCGTTACCGTCAATTCGCCGAGAACGCCGAGAAGAGAGCCACCGCCGCTTTTAATGCCAGCAGTGCCGCAGTTGAGAACATTCCCCTCGGTCAGCCTATCCTTGTAGGACATCACTCCGAGAAAGCTCACCGCCGCGCCCTGGAGCGTTCCAACGGCGCAATGATGCGGAGTGTTCACGAGTCCGAGAAAGCCGCCTATTACCGCCAAAAAGCCGAGGCGGTTGAGAATAACGATAACATCTACATCGGCGATGAAGATGCCGTTGAGAGGCTCACAAAGAAGATTGCAGAACTGACCGCTCTTCAGGAGCAGATGAAAGGAGCCAACAAGGTTATCCGTGCCAAGAGCCTGACCGATGCCGAGAAGATTGAGGCTCTTATCCACCTCGGAATATCAAGACCGAAAGCAAACAAGATGGTCGGCTCACAATTCATCTTCCCCGGCTACATGCTGACCAACAACAACGCCAAAATCAATGCCGCCAAAAAGCAGCTCAAAAAGGCTGAGTCGCTTGCGTCAAAGCAAGACCGGGAATATACCATTGATGACATCACAATCGAAGAGTGCTACTCCGAGAACCGTGTTCGCATCTATTTCCCCGGCAAACCCGACGCTGAGATGATAACCAAGTTAAAGCATAACGGATTCCGATGGGCGCCGTCGATGGGGTGTTGGCAAGCCTACATCAACCGCTGGACCCTCGATTTCGTAAAAACCAACATATAAGTCAAACCAATAAACCGTAAAAATATGGGATTAGACATCAATGTAAAAAAGCCTATCCGCTTTCTCGGAACAGAGAGACCGGATGATGAAGAGGTTGACTACTGTTACCTCTATACGCTCGACTTTGCCCCAATAGAGCATCTTCCGAATTACGAAAGGGGCTATTGGGAATTTGAGTATTCCGGTGATGCCCATTACCAAAGTCCTTATGGAACATTCCACGATCTGCGTGATAGTATCACAACCGCCGTTTATGGTTGTGAGTACAACGACCTTATCCGAGAACTCGAACGAGGCGACCGAGCGTTCAAAGGTCCATTCATCGAGATGCTTTGGTTTGCAGACAATGAGGGAACCTTTGATTACAGCGTTGCCGAAAAGCTGCTCTCCGATTTCCAGGAATGGGAAAGCAAGATTGTCCCTGCTATGGATCGTGACTTTCTCAAAGAATGCTATACCGACTATATGACAATTCTCAAAGACTGTATCGACTGTAAGGGAATCGTTGATTACCATTGATATGAACCGAGACTATGCTTATTGCGTCGGAGTCAACTTCTTTAAGGAGAAGGCTCCGACCATCTGTAAGAACTGCAAGCGATACATACCGTGGTCTGAACCGGTAGAAGATACCCTGATATGGGTTGCGCCGCAGTATGATGAAAAGACGGGCACATGCCCGCTAATGGACCCCAAAGAACAAAGGAAATGAAAAAACAAAATACAGAAATTCCAATCGGTGGAGTTGGCGTAATCGATGGTCAGAGGGTAATTGCACAGGAATATTTGCCCGTGAACACTTGCGATGACTGTTGCTTTAGCCTTAATGTAGGCTATAATCTTCCATGTCCAATCAAGAAATGTGACGGTAGAAGAAGAGAAGATAAGAAGCATGTCTATTTTGTAAAAGCCCAGTAAAAAATGAACGTGAAAAATATACCTTTCCAGATGGATGCCGACGAAATCACCATGTTGGCAATGGCAAAGCTCCGAGGTAGCAAGAAACTCAGTGATACCAATGTAGACTGTTTCATTGCAGGCTATACTACTTGCATGAATGGTTTCTGTGAACCGGAGGACATTATACCTCTTTTAGCTTCCATGCTCCATAAGCAAGAGATGGTAGAAGATGACATTAAAATGGCTATCGGCTATGCCGACCTTCGCAGAGGATTAAATAAAGAAGAAATAGAAAAAATCCGCCGGGCCAATGAGATTATTGGTGCTTTGAATAATCTCATAGATATACTGTCGAAAGGAGACAAAAGCAATGCAGATACTTGACCTACCTCTCATATTCGTCTGGTACGATATGATCGACAGTGGCGAAAAGTCGGAGGAGTACCGGGAAATCAAGCCATATTGGTTTAAAAGATTGATTGACTACGATCCCCAAATATATGTCAATAAGAATCCCATCACGACCTACTTCAAACAATCCGCGCCGTTCGATACTCCTGAATCTGCTATAAAATGGGATATGGATATGGCAGGAGTGTTGAACTTCAAAAAGTTTACTCATGTCCGCTTTCGTCGTGGTTATACCAAAACAACCATGCTGTTTGAGATAACAAATATCTCCATTGGCATTGGTAATCATCAATGGGGCGCGCCACAAGACAGAGAAGTATTTATCATCAAATTAGGAAAAAGAATATGAACGAACCACTGTTTGGCTATGCTGTTCCCAGCATGGAAGATTTTAGCCGATATAAGGAAATCGGCTCTCAGATAATGGATGTGTTCAATAAGAACAATGTCGATGAACAGACAGCCCTCCGAGTGTTAGAACTTACAACTGCCATCACTCTTGATCGTGTCGGAGACTATTCCGGTCTCAACGCAATCAATTTTGTAGAACCCTTTTCGGTGAATGTTCGCAGTTATCTAATTCAACTACAATCAAAGCAGCAATGATGGTACAAAAGCAGGTGTGGCACAGCCGTACTCGCTACATCATCGTAACGCAGGGTGTCGCAACCGTTCAATTGGAACTCTACGACGAGCCACAAGGCTCAGACAAGGTAACCGCCTTCATCTGTTGCCTATGGGTTAATGAAGATGAACGCAAGTATGGACACGGCAAGAGAATAATGGATCGCGCCGAAGAAATCGCCGCTAAGGAGGGCCACAAAAGAGTACATCTTGAATGGTGTTCTCTTGATACTCCGTTGTGGGTATATGAGTGGTATCTCCGTAGAGGTTACGAAGAGCGAGAGTTCGGGCCAAATTCTTCATTGCTTATGAAAGAACTTAACCCTCCACACAATGAAAGTCTGGACTAAGGCAGAGGAAGATGAACTGCGAGAGCTTTACGGCACAATGACCGCCGAGGCTCTCGCAGTTCGTTTCGGCACCACCTATCGGGCAATATACCAAAAGTGCAACAAGATGGGGCTAAAGAAAGAGCAGCCGTGCAAGATTCATCTTACACCTCGCCAAGAGTTATGGATGAGAATAAACTGGTCGCACATGTCAAACGAGATATGCGCCCTCATGCTCGGCATTAGTCTGCGATCCGTTGTGCGACAAGCCCGGCGCCTCGGCTTGAAAAAGACCGACCAATTTATGAAAGAGTGCCAGACGCACACCGCCAAAAAAGCAAAAGAGAGCCACCTTAAAAACGGCACATATCCGGCAAAGGGGTATTACTCTCCCAATCTCCAAAAGGGCGAGGCATACCAATTCAAACCGGGCCACAAACGTATAAAACCACCATTCTAACCATGTTCGGAAAATCAAAAAGCAGCACAAATTTAGAGAGCGACAAGGAATTTATACACATTCCTCCGACCCACGTATTTGCACCTATCCTCAGCGGAGAAGATAGAGCCTCCGAGATGATTGAACGCCTTACAACACATTTGAGAACAGATGTTAAGTGTATGGAGTATAAGGCACACATCGAGACCGGAAACAAAACCGTTGAAGTAATCGTAAGCGTCAAATCCCGTGAAGAAGATACTCCAGGAGAGCGACCGTGAACGGTTCTGCCGGATGTGGCGAGATGGCAGGAGCCTTGAAGATATGTCGAAAACCTTTGGGATAAAACCCGAGACAATACGGAAGTATGCCCGACATAAATTCAATCTGCCACTGCGCAAGAAGACTTGCCGGCACAGCATATTGGGAGACCCCAAAAAGGTTCAGTTCCTCAAACTCAATTATTCCGACATGGGAGATAATGTTATTGCCGTGCTGATTGGTGAGAATCCCGATTGGGTAAGGCGCACGGCCCGGCGGTTAGGGTTGGAACACTCTGAACAATACCGCGCCCAGGACTATGCCTGTCGAGCCAAGAAAACCTCTGCAACGCGAAAAAAGAACTTTGCCCGTGGTCTATATCCCTCAACACCGAGAGACGCGGCTACGGGGCAATTTATAAGCAAGGACAAGAGATGAAAGGGAGAGCCAAGATAATCCACCGTCAAGGGAGTGTTAATGTAGCAGTGTGCAGTGTCCCGATGGATGATGCGCCCCGGACATACAACAACCTTGTAAAAGCGATGAAAGAGCGTGCCAAAAGCGCGTGGGGAGTGAGGTTTGAGGAAACGCCGGACTCCATCACGGCAATCTGGCCACGTTCCGACCGACTGCCCGACGGATGGAGCGAGAGCGTGAAATTTATTCCGGAGGAATAGTGTTTTTTTTTGAAAAAAGGTGCTCAAAAATTTGGATATTCAACAAATGTTGATTAACTTTGCATTGTCATTAAGACAGAGAGTTAGTTAACATGTTTCACTAAAAAAGATTTTCAAAATGAACGATGAGAAATTCAAATTGAGAATTATCGAGGTAGTCGCCCTCTTGATTAAGTTCAGAAAGATGACTGACAAGAGCGACAAGAGAATCCTCAGAGACTACATCAGAGCAGTAGTCAAAGAGTTGACCTTAGTCTAAGAGACTCCCCGAAACAAAGAACCCTCCCCCGAAAGGGGGAGCGGTTCCCTTAAAAAAATAACTATGGCAGAAGAAGATTTAATAAATGAAATCATGGAACGTGCGCAATCCGAGGAGGGTCAGCGGTTAGCCGATGAAACCTTTGCACGGTTGAAAAATGGAGAGGTTACGCCAGATAAATTGGTGGTTGACCTCAAAAGAGAAGATATAGCCAAAGTGCTCAAAGTGTCTTACATTGCCGAGCGTTTCTTTGGTCGTTCCCGGTCGTGGCTGTGTCATAAGCTGAACAATGACATAGTAAACGGAAAGCGAGAGGGGTTCACCATTGAAGAGCGCAAGAAGCTCAAAGCCGCTCTCGACACCATAGCATACGAAATTCAAAATTTGTCGGATAATTTGTAGTTAATTTCTCATCGTTCATCTACATATTCCGACACCCCGGCCCGATTGACCTACAAAGTCAGTCGGGCTTTTCTTTTGCCAACTAATCTCATCACACATGAAAGCGTATATTTCAATTCCGATCAGCGGGCGACCGCTCCCCGATGCCAAGTATCAAGCCGAGTGCATCAAAGCAAAACTGACCGAGCATGGCCACGAGTGTATCACCCCCTTTGACGTTTGCCCGGAGTCCGGCAAGCCTTACGCCTACTACATGGGCAAAGACATTGAGGCTCTGTTAGCCGATGATATTGATGCCGTGGTGTTCGGCAACGGGTTCCACGACTCCAAGGGCTGTCGGCTGGAGCACGCTGCCGCCGAAATCTACGGCAAGCGCATCGTGTATCAGTCGTGCTTCTATTTCCTCGATTTCACAACACTTAAACCAATCCCAGTAAAATGAAAAAGTATCGTATCAAAAGAACCTGCAAATGGGTTCACGTTCCCGGCAGGCATTTGCACTGCCCGACATTTGCCGTGCAAGTGTTCATCATCTTCGGGCTATGGCTCACAATAAAATCATTCTCGGATTCCGATGATCCCGACTTTGCCCGGCGTGAGGCAGAGGAACTGTTAGACAAACTCAACGAAAAGTAAGAAATGAAAGTAATCATCACCGGCGGCGAGGGCTTTATTGGAAAGGCTCTCGCCGTTGCGCTTAAAAAGCGAGGTATTGAGGTGTGCAGTATCGACCGCCTCAACGGGATAGAGGCCGGTGACTTTTTCACCGGCGCCGACATCTCCGGCATTGATTGTGTGTACCATCTCGCCGCCCAGACTTCTGTTTTCAACGAGAACAAGACCGACATCATCCACGATAACATCGAGGTGTTCAAAATCGTGTGCGATGCCTGCGCCCGGCATGGCGTCAAGTTGGTCTATGCCTCATCATCGACAGCGGCCGATGGCAACACTACATCCATCTACGGCATCAGCAAGCGTTTCAACGAGGAATATGTCCGTTGCTACAATCCGAGAGCCACGGGCGTAAGGTTTCACAACGTGTACGGGCCCCGACCGCGTCAGGGTACTCTTCTTTGGCACCTTCTCAATCAGGAGCGGGTGAAACTCTACAATATGGGGCGTAACGTGCGACACTTTACCTACATTGACGACATTGTTGAGAGCCTTGTCTTTGCGTATGGTAGCAGCCATCGGCTCATCAACGCCGCCAATCCGGAGCAGACCACCACACTGCATCTCGCTGAATTGGTGAAACAATATAAACCGCTTGAAATAGAAATGATTGCGGAAGAGCGCGATTTTGACCGCAAAAAGCAATCGGTCAACGAGGCGGTTTATACAGTACCTTTGCAATATACGCCTGTCGCTGACGGCATAAGGCGCATATTTGAGAGCACGGACTATGAGCAGACGCAGTAAGATAATACGCATGGATAATTGGGATGTTCCTGCCTCTCGGCCACGGCTGAAGGGTGGGAATATCCCTCTTTGTGACTTGTCGCCCCGGACGGTTCTGCATCAGCTCGGCTCCCTGGTATATTTCGCGCAGTACAAGCGCACAAAGAGCGGGATTCCGTTCAGCGAGATAAAGCACTCGGCCGATATAGCCGAGTTGTTTGCCGAGACCGCCTGCAACTTCATTGAGCGTCTTGTCAACAATACGGAAGATTGGTGTATCATCACCACTCCCCGGCGGCGCCATGCAGACGGGTTCCACTTCGCCACGGCGGTATGTGAGAGGATATCGGCCAATCTCGGTATTCCGTTCTATGCCGATGCCGTTCAGTGTATCAACCACAACCGTCTTGACCCTGACTTTCATCTGCTCCGGCCCATCACAGAGCGGCGGGTGATAGTCTATGATGACATCATCACCACCGGAACAACATTGACCGCAACAGCCGCGCTACTTGGTGATCGTGATTTTGTCCTCAACATCATAGGCATCAATAACCGCTAAAATCCACTCTCCCGGCTATGAATTTGACCCAATCCCCACCACATTCCTACGGAAAAACGGCTTTCATGGGCTTATTTCGCGCCTCAAACGGCATTATCTGTACGTTTCCTAAAATTTATTTTGGAGGCGGGTTAAAGCCAAAAGAGCCTCAATAGCATAAAATGGACTCAACGTGTAAAGAAATTCCATTTTCTTTTACAAGTAGTGTCCCATCTGCAAAGAAAATTAACACCTCATCATATCATCATCGCAATGGCTAAAAAAGAAAAAAAGCAAAACAAGACACAGGAGCGACGGCTGACGGAAAAGCAAGAGAGATTCTGTCAGTTCTACCTCGATACCGACGGCAACGCATCTGAGGCGTACCGTATGGCTTATGATACATCCAATATGCAGCCGAATTCTGTTTGGAATGCGGCGAGCCTAATGCTTGACAACCCAAAGGTTGCCCAAAGGATAGACGAGATAAGAGCAGAGCGGGCCGCCCGTACACGCATTGAGCGCGAAAAGGTCGAGCAGGTTCTCATGGACATAGTGACGGCAGACCCGAATGACCTCTACATTGTGGATGCCAAGACCGGCAGAATCAAGATGAAAACACCGAGCCAGTTGCCTAAGCGAATGCGCAACGCCTTGAAGAAGATTAAGAACAGCAAAGGCGTTGTTGAGTATGAGCTGAACGGCAGAGTTGAAGCCGCCCGGCTGTTAGGCTCATGGAATGGATGGGATGCTCCCAAAGAGGTTAATGTCAAGAATACGGGCAATGTGCATGGTGAACTCCGCATAGGATTCAACGATGATCAAGACTGAATCTGCAAACCTCAATATAACATATATAGTCCCGGCAAGTAGCAAAATGTAAACTTTCCCCAATAGCGAGATACTGACAAATGTAGCAAAGTGTCAGCGAAACGCCCAAAAACCGCTAAAAACAATGATTCTGAATTACAAGTTATTCAACCCCCTCGGATTTCATCTGCTGAAGCTCATGCAGGACAAGAGCCTCCGCAACATCATCTTGTTTGGAGGCTCATCATCCGGCAAGACATACAGCATGGCTCAGTGTGGTCTTATACTGACAATGTGGGAGGGCGCGAATATGCTTGTAATGCGTAAGGTCGGAGCCTCAATCAGAGATACCGTCTATCAGGATTTCAAGACAGCAGCCGACCAACTCGGCATAACAGACCTGTTCAAGTTCAATGACGGCAACAAGATTATAACCTGTATTGAGAACAAAGCGCGTATCGTGTTCAAGGGTGTGGATGACTCTGAGAAAATCAAAGGTTTGTCAAGTTTCAAGCGTATTGTCCTCGATGAGTGGTCTGAGTTCTTGGAGGAAGATTACAAGCAGATACGTTTGCGTCTGCGTGGTATGGAGGGACAGCAGATTATCTTCACATTCAATCCCATCAAAGAGACCCATTGGATTAAGAAGAAAGTTTTTGACAAGCAGAAATGGCACGATGTGCCGATGACCGTTGAGTTAGCCGGTCAGGTTCTGCCGGAAGAACTGACAAGAGTCAAATCCATCAAGATGAATGAGCCTCGTGTGATAATGCACAAGAGGACCGGCGAGATGATAGAGCACTCGCCCGATACCATCGTTATTCAGACAACCTACCTCAACAACTTTTGGGTTATCGGTTCGCCGGACGGGACATACGGCTACTATGATGAGCAGTGTATCGCCACGTTTGAGTATGACCGGGAAAATGATCCCGATTATTACAACGTGTATGCACTTGGCGAATGGGGCGTTATCCGCTCGGGTTCCGAGTTCTTCGGCTCGTTCAATCGTGGCAAGCACTCGGCCGATGTCGCTTACAATCCCGAATTGCCTATTCATCTGAGCATCGACAGTAACGTGATGCCTTATATCTCCGTTCAGTTCTGGCAGGCATACTTTGAGGAAACGACCAGCATACGGCAGTTTGATGAGATATGCGCCGAGAGTCCCAACAACTCGGCACGCAAAGCCGCCAAACTCGTTGCCGACAGACTGAGGGAGTTGAACGCCTCAAAGGTGTATATCCACGGTGATGCCTCCACGAGAGCAGCCAACACGATAGATGATGAGAAACGTTCTTTCTTGGACCTCTTTATTGGAGTGTTGCAGAAAGCCGGATTTGAGATTGTCGATTGTGTCGGCACCAAGAATCCGAGTGTGCCGATGTCAGGAGAGTTTATCAACGCCATATATGATGAGGCTGTGCCTGATATAGAGATATTGATTGGCGAGAATTGCAAAATCTCTATTGAGGACTATATGAGTGTTCAGAAAGATGCCAACGGCGCCATGCAAAAGACCAAGGTAAAGAACAAGACCACCGGGCAGACCTATGAGGAACACGGGCACCTCTCCGACTGTAAGAGATATGTTGTTGTTGACTTGCTACGGGAGCAATTCCTGTCATTCTCCAACCGCCGCAAGCGCAACCTCTACGCCAAAGACGGAGCTATCAGGTTCTACAATCCATCTACCGAGTGCAAATATACCGAGACCCTTGTTTATTGTATGCCGAACATCAATGGGCGGTTTGTACTCGCATACGGAAAGAAGTGTGGTGATCGCTGGCACATAACCGATGTGAGATTCATTGAAACCACATCTACCGAAAATATGAAAGCGGCATTGACCGAATGCAACAGCAGCCGTGTGATTCTGGAGTGTTCCAAGTCATACTATCTTATGGCAAGAGACCTCCGGGACAGTCTTGATGGTGATGTGCGTGTCGTACATGAAAGCACAGACCTGCCCCGACGGATCGCCGCCACTTCCGATTATGTCAGGAGTAATATTCTGTTCAACGAGACGGGCATGAATGACAATGTGGAGTATGGAGAGTTTATGACAAATCTTCTCGACTACAACAAAGATGCCAATGAGAATATAGAGAGCAGTGCCGTGTTAAGTGGGTTCATTCAGGCGGTGTTAAAGTTGGGTTTGTAGTCGCATTATGCTGTAAGTATTTGTAATATTGTGTTTTAATAGCGATTTTGCGCACTGTCTAAAATTCAGTTTTTCGGCGTTTTGGCTGAACCGAAAACAATGTAACTTATTTTTGCTCCAAAAGAGCGACAATGCAGTTACTAAACAAAATATATGGATGGTTCGCCACCGAGAAATCAGCACAAGCGGCCCCGGCAGAAGAGACAAAGCCGGAGCTGAACAATCGTGATGATGAGGCGTGGCGTGTCCATCTTATGACCGAGATAACACAGCCGTATGTCGCCGACCGCAATTTCCTCACGCTGTTCCATACCGTCCCGGAGGTGTTCTTCCCGATAGACTTCATAGCAAGACGCATAGCCGGGGCGCATTTTGAGATAAGGTCGTACAAAGATGACAGTATCATCTATTGCAATGGCCGATTACAGAAAGCAGACCGCCTCAACGCGATATTGCAGGCACCCAATAGCATACAGCGATGGCGTGAGCTGGTATATATGCACCATGTTTTCAAACTCGTCACGGGTAACGCCTTTATGCGTGCGGCTATGGCCGACACATTCAAGGATATGCCCAAGTGGAAGTATTGCGACAACTTCTGGTGCATACCCTCCAATTGGATGAAAGTATTGCCGGCCGGCACGAAGATTCCACTTTTCGGAATGGCGAAACTTGATGAGCTTGTCGGAGGCTATGAACTGACACGCTCGGATGAGATTCTTATGCGGATTCCGACATTCCAAGTATGGCACGACCGAGACGGGATGCCCCAATACCTCAACTGCAACGGTGCTGATTTCCTCAAATCCGAGAGCCGACTGAAAGCTGCGCATAAGGCGATCAGCAACCTTATTGCCGTGTATGAGGCGCGAAACGTGATTTATGTCAAGCGTGGAGCACTCGGCTTTATCGTAGCCAAAAAGGATGGCGGTGAACTCGGCACTCAGGCAATGAAACCCCGCGAGAAGAAAGAACTCGTCGAAGAGTTGAACGGCAAATACGGATTCGGAGACAACAAGATGCCTATCGGCGTTACCGATGTTCCCATTGAGTTTATACGCCTCAACCTCTCAATCTCCGAGTTGCAGCCATTTGAGGAGACTCTACTTGACGCTATCACGATTGCCGGACTGTATGGCATTCCCGATGTGCTTGTGCCGCGCAAAGACCACTCGACATTCAGCAATCAGGCGGTTGCGGAGAAGAGCGCCTATTGTGGCACAATCATTCCGATGGCAAATCAGTTCTGTGAGGATTTGAGCCTGTTCCTCGGACTCGATAAGGAGGGTTACTACATCGCCTGTAATTTCAACGATGTTGACTGTCTGCAAGTCGGGTTGAAAGAGGCAGAGGAAGTCAAGAAGCTCGTCAATGAGCGGTGCCGGAGTCAGTTCAACGACGGACTTATCAGTTACAACGACTGGCGCGCCCAGGTGCATGAGTCTGCATTGGAAGGAGACCTCTACAACAAAGTCAAGTTTGAGATGACTCCCGAAGAACTCGCCAAGATAGATACAATCATAAAATCAAATAATTCAAAACCCTCAACAGGAGAAGAAAGCAATGAACGAAACATTGAAAAGAATCCCGTATCAGACCAAAACGGCTGACGTGGATGAAAAAGGTATCGTCACCGTTGCGGTGAACGGTATAGGCATTGAGGATGCACAGCACGACATCTCAATGCCCGGGTCGTTTGTGGAGACCATAACCCACGATATGGACCGGATGCGTTGGTTCCTCAACCATGACAGCACACAGCTCTTAGGAGTGCCCCTGTTCGGTGAGGAGAAGTCTGACAACCTCATCGTAACCGGACAGCTTAACCTCTCAAAGCAGATCGGCCGTGATATTCTCGCCGATTACAAACTGTTTGCCGAGGCGGGCAGGACTTTGGAACACTCCATTGGAGTGAAAGCTATCCGGCGAGATAAAGAGGATCGCCGCAAGGTTCTTCAGTGGAAGATGTATGAGTATTCAACCCTGACTTGGATGGGTGCCAATCCAAACACTTATCTTGTCGGGCTGAAGAGTGCGACACCCTCGCAGGTTCGTGATGCTGTGGACCTTTTGAAGATGGCATTAAAGCAAAAAGGATATAGCGACGAACGACTTATGAACATCGAACAAGAACTTGATGCCTGTTTCAAGGCACTTGAGGGCAGCAACATGGTTGTTTGTCCCCATTGTGGCTATCAGTTCGACTATGACAAGGCCGAACAGACCACATTCCAGCAGATAGTGTTGGGTTATGCCAACCAATACACCCGATGGATAGCCGAGGATATAGTATCGGAGCAGATACACGCGCTGGAGCCTTCCATCCGTGCAGAGGTGCTTTCCATCATCGACGCGGTGAAATCCACCAAGCAGGAGATCACCGAGAAGAGCGTGGCCGATTTCGCCTCATACGCACGTTGCCCCCACTGCTGGGGTAAAGTGTATGCAGCCACCAATCTGCTTATGAACCCCGCGCCCGAAATCAAAGAAGAGTCCGCGGCCGCCGGTGATACATCGCAGAAAGGCATCACGCCCGGAACTGTCGAGAAATCCGGCGATGATTTCTTTGAGAACCTCAACAAGTATATCTAACATTTTCAATACTTCATATATATGAGCAAGAAAGTAACAGTAGAAGACCTCGGCCTTAAATTTGACGGCATGCCCGAGGCTCAGGCTGCATTTCTCCGTAAGTGCGCCGAAATGGTCGTCAATGTAGTTAACAAGAGCAACGAGGGTCAGTTGACCGATGAGCAGTTCATGGAAAAGATGAACACCGCTCTCAAACCGTTTGCCGGAATCGACAACGAATCCATCCAGTCACTCATCAAAGAGAACTCCGAACTCCAGACGCTCACCAAGAGCCTCGGCGAGAAGATCGCCAAACTGGAAGAGAAAGGAATCAGCACCGATTTCGTTTCCAAGTTCGACGAGTCGTTCAACGAAATGTATGACTCCGAATCGTTCCAGAAGTTTGCTTTCCAGCACGGCGCATCGGCAAAGGGCTTTGTCCTCAAAGACATCTCCCTCACTCAGAACTACACCGGCGACAGCCACATCATGCTCACCGGCCAGAGCAACGATGTTGTCACTCAGGCCCGCGACAAGCAGGCACACATCCGCGACTATGCGGTAGTTCTCACCGGCGATCCCGAACAGACATCAATCGCCTATCAGGAAATCTATGACGTTGACCGCAACGCCCGCTATGTGTCGGAGAACGGTATGCTCCCCGAATCTATGGTGAAGATTCGTGAGAAGAGCGCCGAGGTGAAACGTGCCGGTACTCACTTCCGTATCTCCAAGCGTATGCTCAAGAGCCGCGTTTACATCCGCTCGTTCATCCTCAACATGGCTGTTGAGGCTGTCCGCAACAACGAAGACTACGGACTGCTCTTCGGCGACGGCTCCGGCGATACACTCAAAGGTATCACAACCTACGAGGGTGTTACACCTGTCGAGACTATCCTCAACGACAACATCGTCAGCATCCCTGCCGGTGGCATCGAGTCTATCGAGGCAGTAGGCAATGGCGTTCTCATCCATCTGGAGAAGCCCTACGACCTCCTCCGCGACGGATTCAAGATTGTCGTTTCAGGTGCAGTTACAAGCACCGGGCTCAACGGCACATTCGATGTGATCCGCCAGAACGACACAACCCTGCTGCTCTTGGGTGCCAAGCTCAAAGACGGTGCCACCGACGAGCAGAACAAGGCAGATGCCGCCGCCATGAAAGCCGATGTGCGCAACGGTCTCTACAAGAGCATTGAGGCCCCCAACAGCATGGATGCTCTTCAGGCTGCTGTGGCAGTTATGACCTATGCACAGTTCCGCCCGACCATCCTCGCGCTGAACCCCCTCACCATCACCGCTATCAGTTGCGAGAAAGCCACCGACGGCAACCGCCTCGATGTGGTCCGCGATGTCAACGGCAACCTCCGCGTCGGCAACCTGACCGTAGTTCCCAACACCGACATCCCGATGGGTCACTACTTCCTCGGCGATCTCCGCAACGGTGCCAAGATTGTCGACTACACCGCCATGACGCTTGAATGGGCCGACGATGTGAACTGCAAGCTCAAGAATCAGGTGGTTCTCATCTGCCAGGAAGAACTCATCCTGCTCGTTGAATGTCCGTGGGCGTTCTCGTTCGGCAAGATTGCCGACCTCATCGCCGCCCTCGCTAAAGACTAAGCCTATGTCAGCGTATATCTTGAAAGGCGACCCGAAAGAACTTGGCAAGGTACTCCGCGAAAACCGTATCCGTATCAGCCGTGGCGTGATTTCCATCACCCCGGCTGAGCCGGACGCGGCTCTCGACGAGGATAGCGTCAAGACTCTTATTGAGGGCCACAGAACACTCGGCGAAGAACGACAGCAATTAATCGCCGACCGGAACAGGCTTAGAGAGATTACCGACAAGGTCGTAACAATAGCCGTTGAGGGTGGTCTGACTATCCCCGACGATGTTACCGCCAGCCTCGCTAATTTCGGCATAATCGTTCCCAAAATCGCCGAAACTGCCGAAAATACGGCTGAAATAGGTGAAAATCTCACGGAAAGCGTTCCCAATTCGGCCGAAACCGCAAATATGGAAGCAGAACCAGACGCGATGGATAACAAGCACATTGAGGTGGATGATATGCGAGAGGTGAACCTCGACGCAGACGACAAAACCCCTGTAAGCAATGACACCAAAGATGTATCGGAGGATGATGCTAAGGAGGCAGCGCCCGCCAAAAAGACATCCAAGCGTTCTAAAAAATCAGAGTAAAGATGCTTATAGACTGTTCTTATTTCACAAAAGGGTCAAGGCATATTCTTAATGCCACAATGGGAACTACCCCCAACCCCAACGCAATAGAGGTCAACGAGGCTATTGAGGCTTACATAAGCGAGTATCAGGAGCAATACCTGTCTCAGATGTTAGGCTCAACACTCGGCAATCGTGTAAACGCCTACCTCGTCTTCTGCATTGAGGAAGATGAGGACCCCAAGCACAATGCCAACATAGATGCCGTGTGTGAGCAACTGCGTGAATCCTTTGCGGATTATGTGTTCTTTCATATTCTCCGCGACTCCAACACGCAGAGCACCATCACGGGACTTGTGCGGCTGAAATGCGCCAATGATTATGTTGCTCCCATCCGCCGTCAGGTGAATGTGTGGAACTCTATGGTGGATAAGAACAGACAGTTTACCGGATGGTGCGGTTCCGATAATTGCACTTTATCCGGCATAAGCACTGATGACGAAATGCTCACAAAAATCAATCCCCTCAACTTATGACAACAGCAAACCAAAGGAGCCGTGAAATCATAGAGATTTTAGCCGATGTAGTCCGTCAGACCTCTGTCGGCTGTGAGATTGTCGTGATGGGCGGCAAGAGCGGAAGCCGGACAATACCTTGCCCGGATATAAACTACACCTTTGGCAATGCCCAGTATGTCAAGGAGAGGCTCGACGAATTGAGCAAGACAGCCAGAGGCAATGAAATGAAGTTTCCACTCATCGCCCTGTTCTGTCCGTTCAATGAGCAGCGCAATTCCCCGGAATACTATACAAAGGCAAAGGTCAGAGTCCTTATCGCCCATTCATCCAAACAGCAATGGAGTAATGAGCAGAGGCTGGAGACCTCTTTTAAGAACGTGCTGCGACCGATATACCGCCGATTCCTCGATGCTCTCAAAGAAGATGGCAGGTTTGATTTCTCTTACGATGAACAGATCAAGCATGAATACTCTGAAAACTACTCTTATGGCAGATATGGGGCGCACACGGGTACCGGGGAATCTGTGAGCGAACCCATTGATGCCATTAATATCAGCAATCTTGAATTAATTGTCAAACTCCCCAATTGTAGAATACAATGAGAAAACTTAGAACGTGCGATTCCGCACAACTCAACACGGGTGTGTCCAAGTGTCCGCCCGACTTCGAGAACATGAAAGGTGCCATTCTCGTACCTCCCGGCACCAAGTTGCCCGCCGATCTCACCGCTGAAAAGCTTGAGCAGATGGTGCATGCCAACCGCCCTGACCGTATCTTCGGCATTGTCCGTTTCACGGAGTATGCCAAGAACGGCGGTGAAGTCCAGACAGCAGCCAACGGCTACGACGGTGAGGCTCCCACCGGCGTAAGTGCCCGCAAGGACACATTCACCCTCAACAAGTTCTTCCCGGAACTGATGGCCGCCCTCACCAAGACCTACAATCAGCAGTGGGATGCCTACTTCTTCGATGACAACAATATGCTGTTCGGTCTCAAAGACGGCACCGACACCCTCGCCGGTTATCCGATGACGGCTGTCTATGGCGATTCCACACCGTTCAACACCTCATCGGCAAAGGCCACCATGACCGTTACTTTCGCGCACGAGAACGCCAAGCGTGCTATCACAGACTTTGACTTCGTGCAGCTCGACTTCAACCCGCAGAAGTGCGTTCTCGGTCTTACATGGGTGCGCCTGGAGAAAGCCGGAACCACTGGCAACGCCTACAAACTCTTTGAAGATGTAGGCGGCTATGATGTTACCGCTATCTATGGTCCCCTCATCGTTGCCGCCGGCAACACCGTTATCAACGGTGCCACCTCAGCGGCATCATATGACGATGCAACCCAGACTCTGACCATCGCCTCAACCTCCGGGGCCGACATCCGCCTCAAGTCGCCCTCCGTGCTGTATGAGAACGACATCAAAGGAATCGAGCAGGTAGCATGATTTTTGAGCGTGTCAACTTCAATGATGAAGAGATAAAGAAGATGAGCCGGGATGAATTTGAGTCCCGGCACATCAACCTCTTCTGGCTCGATCGGGATGAGGCGACCCGAAAAAAGATGCTCGGTCAGGTCTACGACCTAATCACAAAACCTGCCAAGCGGACCAAGCAGAAAGCCGAATAATAATGACGGGGCGGGAGTGGCAACATTTCCGCCCTTAATATTCCAACAAAAGGCAACATTCCCGGCAAAAATATTCATTATGGGCATAGAGGAAGTAGCGAACATCATTAAAAAGATTTCCGACGGATTTGAGGAGGCGTGTATTCAATGCCTTTCCGACAATTCCGGCATAGTTCTTCGTGCCGTTACCGAACAGTTGTATAGCGGTCTTGCCGGAGATGGCAAACACCTCTCTCCGGCATACGATGATGATCCATTCTTTGAGGAGGAGGGACCGTGGTATCACAGAGCCAAAGATTATAAGGCGTGGAAATATAGTATTACGCCGCCCGTGTCCGGCACAATGCTCGGATTGCCGCCGCGCCCCGATGAGGTTCCCAACCTTTTCATCAATGGCAAATTCTATTCCGAGATAACAGCAAGCCGCAAAGGTGATGTTCTTGTCGTGGATCCCGGCAATGGCGATGGTCCGTCAATCGTAGCAAAGTATGGTGATGAGATACTCAACATGGGACCCACCGCCATCAGCTATTTCAATACTACTTATATGCTCCCGGCAATAGATTCGTTTTTCAAAGATTGTGGATACAAATGAGTTGTGCGTGTGAACATAAGCGGATGGGTCAGGAGTTAGACCGATTTCGCAGATTAGCAAAAGCGTGGGCCAAGATGGAAGGAGAAACAGCCGTAATCTATAAAAACGATGATGGCACCTATGGGTTCGCGTCAATCTCGGTAGAGATTGGGAAACCGATTGTAGAATATATAACGCCATACTGATGAGCGAAACAAAGATAACAGATCTGGTCCCCCAGGAGACCATCGACAAAATCAAGGAACTCAACACCGAGATTCAGACGCTGCTCAATACCTACACCACCACGGCAAAGGAGTTGGCGAAAGGCGTTGACGTGAATGTTAAGGTTGTCGGTGATATTGACAAGCTGGAGAAACTTCTTGTCGATAAGACCAAAGAGGCGACCGTCGCCACGGAACGTCTCAACGCTGCCATATCCGAGCAGAGCCAAGTAGTAGCCAACACCACCAACACCATCTCCCGGCAGTTGATGGAGCAGGAGCGTGTCAACAAGACCCAGCGTGATGTGTATTCGGAGTATGACCGAGTAAAAAAACTCCTTGAAGAGTATAACGGCACCTACGATGATCACGTTAAACGGCTCGTGTCGTTGAATAGCCAACTTGCGAAAAACAGTAAGGAGCAAAAGGATAATGAAAAGGCTCTGAAACAGAATCGAATGAGTATGGCTGAATTTCAGGCGGCACAAGCCAAGCTGATTGAGCAGCACCGTTTTCTGACTCAGGAAAAGCGAACCCTCACCCAGATTATGACCGCTGAGGAGAAAGCGATGCAGACTGCCGATTCAAGTTATGTTCAGTTGAGCCAGCAGTTAGAACTTTTGAAAAAAGCATATAAAGACCTGGGCGCAGAGTCCCGTGATAGTCCCGTCGGCAAAGAGATGGAGGAGGCTATCCAAAACCTCGACGCACACCTCAAAGATGTAGCCGCCGATATGGGCGAGTTTCAGCGCAATGTCGGTAACTATGCTATCGCCGGTCAGCAGGGTGTCGTAGCGACCGAGAGTGTAATTGCCGCCATAAATCAGGAGGCGAGAACGACACAAGACCTCATCGACCAGACTAAGATTCTGGAAGAGGCTAAACTCATGCTCAATAAGGAGGATGCCAACTATCAATCCACCCTTGACTCCCTCAACGCCAAGATTGAGGAGAATAAGCGTAAGCTGTCTGATGTCAGTGATATAATCAATAAAGATGCTACCTCTGTTGCCGAGGCTGAATCACAAAACAAGCGTCTGCAAGAGGCTCTCAAACATGTTGACCTTACAAGCGATGGAGCCCAGCAACGTATTAAAGAACTTAATGATAAGATAGCTGCCAATACCAAGTTAATCCGAGATAATACGCCTGCTATCCAAGACCAGACACGGGCTATGGAACAGCAGAAGAAAGCCAACGAGGGATTAGCCGGGAACCTGCTTAATATGATTGGGCTGAACAATCAGTTTGGCTCATCGCTCAAAGGGCTGGAGGGTGCCGGAACTGCCAATGTATTTGACGGGCTGAATACCAAAGTAAAGGCTTTCGGCAAGACACTGGTCGGATTGCTTGCTAATCCGTGGGTGCTTGCATTTCTCGGCATTGCTGGAGTAGTCGCCGGATTCAAGTGGTGGTATGACTACAACAAGGGGATGATTGAGGCATCACGCCTCACTCAGAACTTTACGGGGCTTACCGGCGATGCCGCCGACAAAATCACAACCGACACCCAAGCTATTGCCGATCACATGGGGAAAGGCTTTGATGACACCATCGGGGCCGCCAACACGCTTGTTCAGCAATTCGGAATCTCTTGGGAGGAGGCTCTGACCAAGATTGAAGATGGTATTGAGGCCGGAGCCGATATGAACGGCAGATTTGTTGAGAACATCAACCAGTTTGCCCCGGCTCTCCGTGATGCCGGAGTGTCCGTTGATGAGTTTGTTTCCATACTCGCTGAAACCCGAAACGGCATCTTTGACGAGAAAGGCGTTCAGGATATCATCAAGGGCGGCACCAGACTCCGCGCCATGACGAAACAGATTGCAGAATCTCTTGACGCTTGCGGTATATCCTCAAAGCAGATGCAAGAAGACCTCGCCAACGGCAACATCACCATGCTGGAGGCTGTTCAGCAAGTTTCCGCCAAACTGAAAGAACTGCCGGAAAACTCTCAGGAGGCTGGTCAGGTGATGAAGAATGTATTTGGCAGAACCGCCGCCGAGGGTGGCACCCTGCTTATTCAGTCACTCGCAGATGTGAACACCAATCTTGATGAGGCAAAGGAGCGCATGGGCGATCTCGGCAGACTCAATCGCGAACAGATGGAGGCTCAAAAGGAGCTAAACGAGACCCTCGCCGCCGTGTTCAAGATGAGCGGTACAAGTTTTGAAGAGATGACCATCCAAGCCAAAACTTACATAGTCCAGGGCCTCACCAACATCATCAAGGGTTGTGTCGATATTGTGAATTGGTTTATCCGAATGTATAATAAATCGATTGTAGTGCGCGGAGCCGTGAACAGTATCGTAAACTCATTCAAGACAATGTGGGAGGTAGCCAAGTTTATATTAAACCAGATTGTTGACTCATTCAAGGCAATGGGCACCGTTATTGAGGGTGTCGTTACCCTCGATTGGGATAAAGTCACTCAAGGGTGGAAAGATGGCATGAACGCTCTTAAAGGCAACGTGGAGACAATGGCCCGGAATATAGCCTCTAATACCGCCGATGCGTTCAATAACACCCTTAACGACGAGATGCAAGAAGTGTCTATTGACCTTAATGCCAATCTTACCGGTGTCGGAGCCAGCACGCCCGGAAGCACACCCAAGAATAAGCCTCAAGGCACCGGTGGCGGTGGAGATGACAAGGAGAAAGCCAAAGCTGCTAAGGAGGCAGAAAAAGCCGCCAAAGAGGAGTTGAAGCGTATCCATGAGCTTGAGGAATCAAAGATAGCGGTAATGGCAGAGGGCCATGAAAAAGAACTCGCCATGATTCGTTTGAAATTCAAAAAGAAGATTGATGAGATCAAGGGTGATGGCGAGACCGAGAACGCGCTGAGGGTACAACTTGCAGAGCAGTGTCAAAAGGAAATTGCAGATTGTGAGTTAAAGTACCAGACCGAACTTGCCAAAATCAATCTTGAAAACCGCCTCGCATCCGTTGAGGAAGGCAGTAAGGAGGAGCTTGATTTGAAGTTGGCCCAATTGGAGGCTACACGCGCCGCCGAACTCAAAGCCGCTGAGAGAACCGGTGCCGATGTTACCCTCATCAATGACAAGTTCAACAAGGAGCGTCTTGAACTTGAAGAGGAATATGCCAACAATCTTGCTGATAAGATTACCGAGCGCTATGGCGTTGAGGAAATCACACGCAATCAGGAGTATTCCAATGCTGTAAACGCGCTCAAAGAACGCTATGCAAAGGAGATGGCTCTTGCCGCCGGTAATGCCGCCAAACAAGAGGAAATCAAGCGGAATCTTGAAAATGATTTGTACGCCCTGGAGGTTGAGTATTCTCAAAAGGCTGGCGAGGCTGCTATCAAGATGATAGAGGAAATCCTCAACCTTGAAAACTTATCGGCCGAGGATAGGCTGAAATGGGAGCAGGAACTTGCAAAGGCTAAGATTGATTTGGCAAATCAGATAGCCGATGCCAATTCCGAGAGCGTCGATAGGCAGATAGCCGATGATGAGAGGTTGAGAGAAAAGCGCAAAGCCAATCTTCAGAACTGGCTCCAAGTTGCATCCGATGCAATCGGCAACATCAGCGAACTTGTGAACACCCTGTTTGATGGTCAGATTGAAAAATTAGAGGAGGAGCAAGAGGCTAATACGGAAGCTGGCGAAAAAGAACAGGAGAGAATCACCGAACTTGTCAACAAAAAGGTCATCACTCAGGAGGAGGGCGAGGCCCGCAAGAGAGCGGCCGAGGCCCAGACAGCCAAAAAGAATGAAGAGCTGGAGAAGAAAAAACAGCAGCTCAAACACAAACAGGCAGTATGGGAAAAGGCCAATAGTTTGGCTCAGGCCGGAATCGCAACGGCCTTGGCGATAACCCACGCACTGCCCAACTTGGTACTGGCCGCAATCGCCGGTGCGATGGGTGCCATCCAAATCGCAACTATTCTTGCTACACCCATACCCAAGTATGCCAAAGGTACGGACTATCACCGAGGTGGCCCAGCCATTGTCGGTGATGGTGGTCGTTCAGAAGTTGTATTGTTCAACGGCGGCGCATGGCTGACACCCGATAAACCTACTCTTGTCAATATGCCGGAGGGTGCCGTTGTCATTCCGAGTGTAATGGATTATGACGATAATCCGGCAGGTTTGTTGTTGATGCCCGTGGCTCCGGACAAGACTCCGGCTTCCGGGACTTATGATGATTCCGCTATCCGCAGAGGTGTGTCGGAACTCATCTACCTCATCAAGCACCAAACCCGACAGCAACACATCGATTCTTACCTTACAACATACGAACTATTTAAGAACAAACTATGATAGAGAGACTTGAACAATTAACCGTCGGCCAGTTCGTAGATCTCGTTTGTGGAGATACAAGTGTGCTGATTGGCAAGCGAGAAGTCGTAAATGAGGCGGTGCTTGTTGTTGCAATGCGCAACATAGTGTTTGAATACAAGGAGATTGTAGATAAAGCCGGAGTTAGTTCCTACCTCTCCACCATAGAGGAACTAATAAAGGCTAAGATGTCGGTTGTGGTATTTCAGATGTGCCTGAATCTTGTTTCATTGAATGAACATGACCGCGCCCGTGAGGTGTTAATAGAGTATGGTATTAATGCAAATTCTATGAATGACCAAAGGGTTACAGCAGAAATAAAATCACGTCTTGAAAGAGCTAAAAGCACTATCGAGAAAATCGAAAACGAGAGCAAGAAAGACAAGCCGGGGTCAATCAATTTCCGCCGGGTATTCGACACACAAACTGCTATGCTGATGGCTCATTTCAAGTTCCAGATTGATACATCAACTATGAAAGCCACTGTATATGCCCATCTTGTTGACCAACATAACAGAGAAGTCAAGGCGATGCGTGCAGCCTTTAATAAGAAGTAAGCACCGCCCCCTGTAGCCCAATGAGAGCTTGTCATTCAAAATGGCAGGCTCTTTTTTTCAAGGCTGACCGCACTTTTGAACGGTTCGTTAGTAACCCCTTGCAAAACCGCAAAGTGTTATGACGAAACGTAATCAAAGTTATAAGCATCGCCCATCGAGGCTTGAACGAGTAGAAAGAAAATGTGACAGAATCCTGTCCGAGTTGTTAATCATCCACCAGCAGCTCAACCGTCGGTCGGATATGGATATGGCTATTGAACGCCTCCACCGTACCGCCCGAAAGTTGAGAACTCAGTGTGAGCAAGAGCGTGATTTCACAAGAATAATGTTCAACTCCAAATTGCCGGAGTAATGAACATCGAAGACCTTGTTGTAAAACACGCCGGATGGATACGCCGAAAAGCACGAAGATACTATGCCGACGAGTTCGATGCCGATGATCTCGCAAGTGAGACCATCTACAAATGTCTGAGCCAAGCCCGGAGGTTCAATCACGGAATGAGTTTTAAGCCGTGGGCATTAGCCATCATGGAGAACACTTACATTACGCAGTACAACCGGCGTCGTTGTGTCCTCTTTACCGGATATGATGAGTATGACCCATACACGGGGAATGATTATGCCGACCAAAGAGCTTCGGTGAACAGCATCCTCTCGATAGTCCGAGATTGTGGGCGTAAGTCATGTTGTATTGAGTGTGTTCTTCTATATGCCAAAGGATATAGTTACGATGAGATTGCCGAGAGAATAGGCATCCCTGTCGGGACTGTCAAGAGCCGAGTTTCGGCAGGGCGCAAGATGCTCCGTGAGGCTCTTGACGGCTAAAATGTCAGTAAATGTTAAGGTGGTAAAATGGTGAAAATCAGACGTAAAATGGTGGTCATTCTGTTTGTGTCTCTTGTAAATAATGGCTAACTTTACATCAGAAAATAAAACAATAACCAACTAAAAGTCAAACCAATAAACCCCTTAATTATGGAAAAGAAAAATAATTTCCGCGTGAGAGTGATGAAGTATGCATGGCAACTCTGGAAAGCCACCAAGCAGGCGTGGCGCATCTGCATGATAAAAGCGTGGCAGCTCTACCGCCTCGCGAAAGCCATGCGCGAGGGCGTGGTAACATTCTACTACACCAAAGCCGATGGCTCCATCCGCAAAGCAACAGGCACTCTCAAAAATGTGCCCGCCGGTGCCACACTCGGTGGTAAGAAAGTAACCAAGCCCTCCTACAAGACTATGGCTTACTTTGACACCGAAAAGAACGGATTCCGCTGTTTCAAAGTCGAGAATCTAATCTGCGCAATCTGATGGAACTGCAACCTGCCAAAGCCTACCTTATCACCGTCGGGGGAGATATAAAAGAAATCTCCCCCGAGAACGGAAAGACCTTCGAGCTTAAAGAGGCTCAGGCTCATGTCGAGGGTTATATTGAGATAGTACACCTCAATAAAGACCAGATTATGATTGTCAATGAAGACGGCAAATTTGACAAAGAATATAATGTCATAGCCACCGGAATTGCAGACCTCCACAAAGCATTGTGGAGTGGTGATTACATCTGCGGCAATGTGGTGATTTGCCCCTCTCCGATGCTCCCATAATAAAAGTCGCTTTCAGGGCAACTTCGGGCGCATAATTCACAAACTCAAAGAGTTAAAGTGGATTATGCGCTTTCGTCATTTGACAGAATTTGAGCCATTTGGCTGAGTCGGAGCCTTTTTACCCTATTTTTGCTTTTGCCATAAAAGGCGAAAGCACCATGCTCACAAAATATATCTTACATATCGGCAGTACAAACTATGAGTTGCAGGCAGATGATCTCGCCAATTGGGATGAGATTAGATGCTCATATAAGCGTGCAAATTATGATGGGGTTGTGCGCTCTTTTACCTCTCAATTTGTCTTTGTCAATCGTGCCAAAGAACTCCTTCTGGCTCTATATCTCAAAGACCGATATAATGCTAAAGCATCCATATCGGTTCACACAATAGATGACCGCTGGAACTATGAGAAGAAGTTTGAGTGTCCCCTTGATTTCTCTACTATTTCGTGGGAATCTTACACACTGAAGATTAATAGTGTTGATAACAGTCTGGCGGCTCTCATCAAGGCTAACAAGAGCACGAAATATGAATTTGCAGTGGGTTCGGATATCGCTCGCGATGCGGTCTTTAATTTTGATCGTATGCCAATGCAGGAGAGTTTGACCTATGAATTTACACAAGGGGCCCAATACGATAATTGTGCCGATTTATTTGTAACTATTCTAAAAGGCGAAAATCCTTATATTGGGAACGTCGGGAATGAGACCACAATTAATCTCGCTATTGATTGGAATGATGATCAGACAAGCGAAGCTAATAGTTATCTATTCAAAGCAAAAATTGATATAGAACTAACTCTTGATTTTGAAATATCATGGAGAAGTGACTATGGGAGTGCGGGCACCAATATAGGTGTTCAGGTGCGTCGAAATGGTTCTGATGTTGCAGGTGCTGTGACTGGTGCTACTATGGCTAATTTTATGGCACTCCCTGGACCCGACGGATCGACTTTTGTAGGGAATTTCAGCAACCCAGGAACCCTAAATTCAAGCTATCCTAATCCGAGTCATGGGCAATGGGCACTTATCAGTAATATTGTATGGTATGTTGCTTATAACGGGCGATATTTTTATTGGGCGAACTCCGGTAAATCAAGAGCTGACTATTTTACTCATCGAAACTATGGTAGAAGATTTATCTCTTTGAAAGCTGGAGACGAGGTCTACATATACAGTTATTTCCCCTCAGCAAATCAGCAACGAGCTGATTTTAGGATTGTATCAAGTAAATTCCTCTTCAGTTGGCTTGGCAAAGGTCCTAGTGTTGATATTCCTGCAATGACACCCGAAAAAGTAGCAACTACTCTTTTGCGTAGGATTGCTCAAGGTAAAATCAATGTTAATACGCATATTAGCCAATTTGATTCAAGAATCAATAATACATTTCTCTTTGCTGCAGAGAGTGCTCGCGGAATAAGTGGAGCAAAATTCTATTCATCATTCAACGAGTTTTGTGATTGGATGGCTACTGTGTTCGGCTATGTGTATTACATAGGCTCTCCTAAGCCACCGAGATTCTTATTTCGACGGTACTGCAAAGAATATGAATATTCTCCCTGGCAATTTCAAGACGATACATACGTTGGGCCGATGGATTCAGTTTCCGGCAATGTAGTGTATATTGTTCAACACGCACGGTTCTTGTGGCATGACATAAGGACTGGAAAGTTATTTCTGTATTGGCAGGGATGGGAAAATTACAACGACCCGAAAACCGGTCATCCAAGAACAGACACCTTGTTTGTCATAGACGAACTGAGCGCAACAAATGCCTATTATTTTGATGAATACAATGGCGAAACTGCACTCTATCCAATCCTCTATGACTATTCCGATGATGATATAGGTAAAGATGGGCAAACAGTATATTTTGTACATCGTTCCGAGTTGTTGAAAAACGATGCTCCTATTCGGTCATTTCCAAATTGCAAAGGGTTGAAATACACAGTAGATACAAGCGTAATCTATTCAACCATAACTATTGGATATGACAAGAAAGATTATGACAACATCAATGGGCGTGATGAGTTTAACTTTAATAACTCCTATTCTACGGGATGTGATGTAAGTGATAAGACTTTATCATTGCTAAGTAAATATCGTGCGGATTGCTACGGTATTGAATTTGCAGTACAAAAACGAGGAGAGGAGACTACTGACAGCACAAGTGATAAAGATGTTTTCTTTGTGCTTTGTAAGATGGAAAATGGCAATCTAATCCCTGATAGGAGTATTGAGATTCAAAACTCTCTCTCTGGAGCCGTATTTAACGGCGCGTTTTCCCCAATCTCCTGCGTGAGGGCTAACGCTGGATATATCGGACTTCAAGCCGGTACAATAGACTTAAAGTTTGCATCATCTACGGGCAATAGTTCTATTATAATCGGAGGTGATGCTATGACAACAGATATTGAAATCAACACTCCGCTTGCCACTTGTGGCATCATCGAGTTTACAACCGATGAAGTTGACGATATAGCCAATGTGGATGAGTTGATTGAGGTTGTAAGTGATGGTGTGTTGTATCGTGGATTCTTGAAAGAGGTTGACATCAAATATGCCAAGACGGAGGCAGCTAAATACAAACTAATCGTAAAAGATATTGAGCCATGATAGTAAGCCCTTTCACTCCGCTGTTTTTCATCAAACGAAAGGCTGATGGAATTGATAGCGAATATATTCAGACATTCGCCACTACTGACCAGATACTCTTGCAACTCATAGGAAAGCGTATCGCTACCGTTGTCGCTCAGGTTATAAGTGAGCCGGATGGAGCGGTTCTATATCAGATTCAGTTCAACCGATGGGACATAAACGAAGATGTCGCTCTGCGGTTCACTACAATCTCATTATCGCCCGGCTACTATTCTGTCAGCATTATGGGTGTCGGTCGTAGTGAGGTCTTCCGAGTTACTGATGATCCACTGATATTGGATAAAACCACTCTCATTCAGTATTCGATGAATAATAACCGTCAGCGTCAGGATGCTGTGTTCTTTATTGACGGGATGCAGTATTTCTTTGATTTCCGAGTTCCCGGTGGTTTCAAAGATAGCAGTTGGACTTTCGGTGTGGAGAGCGAGCAGTTCGTTACGCCCTATGCCGATATATCCCAATTGTTCGGTCTCGAATCCACTCAGAAAAGATTCACCCTCGGCGGCAGTATGGGTGTTCCCGTGTGGTTTGGCGAAATGCTCAACCGAATACTCATCTGCTCCCATGTCTATTTCGATGGTATTAAATACAGCCGAAAAGAGGCTAATGTGCCGGAACTGACCGTGCAGTTGGAGGGCGTGAACAGTTTTGTGTTCAATCAGACTCTCCAGCAGTCAACCAATCTTGACCCTGTAATCGAGCAGAGGAATCACGCCGCCATGCGCCGCGTTGATGACACCAATTATAGAGCAACTTCTTCATCTATTAACAGATTAATTTATTAAGTATGGCAATCACTCCAGACGAACAGCAGAGCATCGTCAGTGCCGTGCTTTCATCAATCCGTACCAACTCACGGACTATCGACCAGCTCACGCCCGTAACCTCGTTGAGCGAAACCGATAGTTTTGAGATAAACGGAGGAAAGAGAGTAACGTACAAGGTGCTCCGGGATTTGATAGCGTCTTTATCCTCTTCGGAACAAGACTCTCTCAAAACCCTCATCAACAAGTGTGAGTTGAAATCGGTAACAATAACCGTTGCCGAAAGTACCGCCACACTCTCTATCTCGTCGGTAGGCAAGACCATCACGACATCGATCCCGATTGCGACCACAAGCAAAGCCGGATTGATGACTGCCGCCGACAAAGTAAAGTTACAGAGCGCATACGACACCGCTCAGGCAGCCAAAGATACGGCCAATACCGCCAAATCTAAGGCCGAGTCCGCTCAGTCAAGCGTTACGGCACTATCCGATAAGATTGGTGCCCCTAATGGTATTGCTCCACTTGATGCCAATGCAAAGGTGCCTGCCGCCAACCTTCCCGGCTTCGTAGATGATGTCGTAGAGTTTAACGCTATGGTAAGTGGCGTTACTTCGCAAATGGCATCTTCAGTCCATAAATCGACCGACGCAGGTTGCATGGTAGTGTATGACACCGACAACGACGTATTCCTTCTCGCAGTGTCGAAAGTTGCTGTTTCAGATAATACTCAATGGGGAACTATCAAACGCCCCATCAAGAATCTGAATGCCGCCACTCCCGCTGTTGAAGGTGGAACCCTCCAACAGCAAATCAATGTGTCGGATTACTGGCAGATTCAAAACGGTGGCGCAAGCCTCATTCTCACGCAGTTCACATACTACAACAACTGGCTCGACGCTGATGCCTATGGAACAGGCACAGCCGCAGGTCGTGTGCCCGAAGGAGGCAAGATTTACACCTGCACCTCGGACAACAAGACCTTCCGTTGGAGTGGTTCGGAACTCATCACAATCGGATCAGACCTTGCACTCGGACACACTGCAAGCACCGCTTTTCCCGGTGATGAGGGCGCACAGCTTCAAGAAGATTTAAAGGACACCCGTGATGAAGTTCAAAATGAGTCCATGCGTGTCAATAATATCGGCATATTACCCTTTGACGGATTTTATGAGGATAACCCCAACCAAAGCACTGGCGTTTGGTATCGCCGTTATCCTGCCAATGAGGGAGGCACCTGCTGTATGTGGTCAAACAAATTTCCAGAAGGGTATCATCCTACCGACTACAACACCACTTTCCACGGGTTCCAAAAAATCCGTGAAGATAGAATTTTCCGTCTTGCAAACGACCTCTACCGCTTTGATGGCGAGAATCTCGTTAAGGTAGGAGGTGCATCCGTCGGCAATGTCTATAACCTTACCGCAGAACTGCCGACACCTGACCCGGAAAAAATATTCTACACCCTCAACGATTCAACCGATAAATACTATGCCCCTGCCGCTGTATTAGCCCAGGGCAAAGCAAAAATCGGTATGGATATAACTTTCGCCATAGCCAAAGGCTCATGGAAAAGCTACAAATATATCGGTCTTACACTTGATGCCAACGATGTTCTTGACAAAGATAATTGGCTCGATCTTGCCGGAATGTCGGCAGGCTCGGAGCCGTTTGTCAACATCAATGCGGTATGTGAGGATAAGGATTACACCCTCTCACTTGCGATTCAGGCTCTGCTCGACCTCAAAGAGACCACAGGCATAGACTATCGTAAGGAGGGTATGGTCATAACCTATCGCCGGAGTTCCAACCCCTTTGTTTGGGAGACCAAGCAATATCAAGGTGCGTTGACCGACCTTACCGCAACCAATGAAGCCCAATGGGTTGATTTCGGTAATGGCGGAGGCGGTAAAGTGGAAACCTCAGACACGCCGGAGAAAGATGGCAAAGACGCACTATCCACCGGCGGGGCCTACGAGATTCAACAAAACCAGTTCGCCGGTCTTGAAATGGTTCCCGACCCGACGGATTATGTAATCCAGGGTGTGAGCAAAGCTGGCAACCCCATAGGCGACAGCATCAAGATTCCGAAGAGCAACGGGGCCGGAACAGCAAGCGGCAGCACACTTACAATCTACTGCGATCAGGCGGTATGGGGTGCTTTCGGCAGTGAGGTTTCACTTATGGTTGCTATCAAGAGCGTAAGTTACGATGGCGAGGATGAGGTTCTCGGAACAATCCGAACCATCAGTATCATTGACCCCGTGACCAACATTGAACTCTGGAGCGAGGTTAAGAACGAGCGTTCATCAACGAGTGCCGCCGACTTGAAATTCAAGTTTGATTTCACCGACTTCATCACATCAGCATCGAGCCGAGATTTCATCATTCAGGCTACCGATGCCGACGGCAACCGCCGAACCAAGACCATCACCGTTACCGCTGTCGATGTTACCTGCACCTGCATACAGACTCTCAACTATTCAACATCTACCGCACTGGAAGTAGGCGTTGACCGAGACAAGAGTCTGCCGATGTATAAGTTTGAGAATAACGTTTCAACGCGCCTCGGTATCCTCGTAACTACTGAGATGTTCTACAATGGAGAGTGGCGCACACTCGGCACGGCCACTGTCGTAGATTCCTATTCTCACAACATATCCATCAATCCGTGCAACATCTTCGGTGGAGGTGAGCGTATGGAACATGGTGCCTATTCCATCCGTATTCAAGGTAAAGACCTCGCCTCCGGCGTTGTCGGCAATATGGTCTATACCGCCGTGATGTGCGTTGATCCTGCGAACACCACGCCTATTGTCGTAATGAGGTACGATGACCGCACGGAGGGTAAGGTGAGACTCTACAATTCGATTTCTCTTGACGTGGCCGCCTACACTCCCGGCAAAACCAATACGCCGGTAGAGGTTATGATTGACGGGCATATTGCGACTACCGTAAACTGCCCCATAGGACAGCCCTACAATGTCAGCAAGCAGATTCAAGGCTATGCCACTGACGGCTCCAAGAGCTTTGATGTATATGCCCGGAGCGGCGCAAGCAAGAGTGAGACCATCACCCTGACTGTCGAGGGTTCCGCCATTGATGCATCTGTCAAAGAGGGTGCGCTGTTCACGTTTGACTTCTCAACGAGGAGCAACACCGAGACCGACCATCGCATCATAGACAACGGCTATGAGATGATTCTCAACGGCTGTAACTATAACTCCAATGGCTTTGTCAACGTGCTTGGCGAGACGGTTTGCCGTATAGCCGAGAACGTATCCGCTGAAATTCCCTACGCTCCGTTCGCATCTTCAGCTCTTGAGACTGCCGGTGCCGCCGTACAGCTTGCGTTCTCAACCAAGAGCATAAAGGATAAGAACGCCATGCTCTGCGAGTGCTACGACCCGACGGCCGGTGTAGGTTTCTATATCCGTGGCAATGAGATAGTCCTCAGTGTCCTCAACGGCACACCCAAGCAGCAGCGCGTCGGATTCAAGTGCGGAGAAAAGGTAACAGTTGCGGTCGTGGTTGAACCCGGCTCAAAGTATGTAACCTACAAGGGTATCAATTACTCTTTCGTCAAACTGTATGTCAATGGTGAGGAATGTGCCGCCATCGGCTATCAGCCGGGAACGAGCGCACTGCGTCAGAACAAGACCATCACTTTCAACTCGGCCAATGGCGATTTCAACCTCAACTACATAATGCCTTATTCAAGCTATATGGAGTGGTTGCAGGCTTTCCGTAACTACCTCTGCAAACTGAGCGATGTTACCGCCATGATTGCCGAATACGACAAAGAGAATGTGCTTGATACCACCGGCAAACCGTCTATGTCGCTGATGGCCGCAAAGGGTATCCCTTACTATGTCATCGTTGCGGACCAGACCACGTTCAACAACTTTGACTATGCCCTCAATGGCGGTACCTCAACATCTGACCAATTCGCCTGTACGCTTTACTACTATAATCCCCAGCATCCGGAATGTAACTTCAAGGCGATAAATGTTCTTTGGCGCCGTCAGGGTACCACCTCTGCACAACGCCCGGAGAAAAACGACCGTTTCAACTTCAACAAGAAGAACAAGACCACCGGACTCAAGGCGACAGTAATGTTGCTGAATCCCGATGACAGTACCGAACTCGGCCGTAAGGCGATACTTGCCGCCAAGCATAACAAAGTATTCGTTCACGAGACCGGACACTTTGTCGATGTGATCACCGTCAAGAAAGACTACTCCGACAGTTCTATGGCTAACGACTGTGGTGTGTGCGACCTTATGAACGCCACATTCCGCTCCTTGGGCTCATCTTACCTCACCCCGGCACAGAGAGCCTTTGACGGCACCCAAGACCTCGGCGGCGGTGATATTCTCACCGGAATACAGATGGACCACTCCACAAAGAACCATCCTGTAGCCTATTTCCGTGCAACGACTGACACCTTGCAGGATGCGTGGTTTCAGGCCCGTGGTAATTGGAAAGAGGACAAGGGCGAGCAAACCGCTCTCGGATTCAAGGACACCCCCGGCTACAACCTCGGATGTCTGAACTATGGTGATTTCGTTGAGTATTTCGGTACGCCCGGCGAAACCCTCGCACAGACTGAGGCTCGTTTCAAAACAGACCCCGAAACCAATACCGACAAGGCCCACGGCAACGTGTACCTTATCTCTCAGTATTGCGGGCGCGACTATGCGATCTACCGCTACAAGAACGGTGCATGGACACGCTCTACGGGTTCAATGAAACAAGTCAACGGCAAGTGGGTGATTTCTGGTGATGTCCTCAATCCCGTGACCGGTTATGAGCTGTTGCAGTATGCCGGAATGGACTGGTGGCAGGGAGTCAACTCCGTTGAGGATATGATGAAACCCACAACGCAGAAATCCTCTTGGGTCAACAAACTCAAACTCGCCGCAACCGAGTATCCGGCATGGACCTATTACTTTGAATGTATGGTCGATGATGACCAGCTTCAGGAAGATTTGGCCCTCGGCAGAAAGGTTCCCTATGACCTGTTCAATATGCTCCGGTTCTTTGGCTCGTGCGACTATTCCAAAGTAACGGGGTGGAAGAAGATATGGAAAGAGAACGCCTACCGCTATATGTCGCTGGAGTCGGCAATGGCTTACACTGCGTTCACCGACTATCTCGCCGCCGTCGATCAGCGAGCCAAGAATATGCAGCCGATGTTCTTCCTGGAGGATGGATGTTCGGTTGAGAACGGTGTCTACTCAGGCTACCGCAACATGGAGCCTACCCGAATGTATCTCAACAAGGTCTATGACTGCGACACCTGTAACGGTGCCGACAATGACGGCGGCCGAGACATTGACGCAGAAGTTGATCCCAACAAGATGACCGATGAGGCAACGGGCTACACCAATCCCTATATGGGTTATGGTTCCGTACTGTTCAACAATCTTGACCGTCAGCAAGAGTGCTGGAACAGCAATGACCTCGGCGCAACGACAATCTCATTAAAGAGTGTCGTGAACCGAATGCGCAATCAGACGGCAGAGATTGACGGCAAGACAATGGCACCGTTCTCGCCCGATGGAGCAATGTACTTCTTTGTAGAGCGACGCCTGCTGTTCTGGCCCAAGACCATAGCGACCTATGACTGCGAGCAGAAGTATATCGACAAGACGCACATTGCCAATCAGCCGTACTTCTATGCTCTGCATGGTCTCGGCCTCACATCCCTGCCTCGATTCATCGAACAGAGATGGAGAATCCGTGACGGCTATTACCAGACGGGCGATTTCTTCACCAATCCTCTCAGTGGCCGTGTGTCGGCTATTTCGGCAAACTCCAAAATCTATATCACAGCCGCCGCCACGGGTTACTTTGGCATAGGTAACGATGCAAGCGGCCAGTTGTCGGAGACTGTCTATCTGGAGGCCGGAGAGAGCCACGCCTTTACCGATTTCGCCCACGATTCGGGTGCGCTGCTCTACATCTACAATCCCGGGCGAATGAGTCGCATTGACCTGTCAGAGATGTCGCTTGCGTTCCACTTTGACGATTTGAGCAAGCTGGAACTTGCCGAAGAGATTATCCTTGGCGGTAACAAACACTCGGCAAATACCTCGCTTAACGGCTTTAACCCCCTCGGTTCAATAGTTCTTGGCGATTTGCCGTTCTTGCGTGTGCTTGATGTCAGCCTCACAACGGCTACGAGTATCGACGCAAGCGGATGCCCTCGTGTTGAAAGCATCATCGCCAACAATACGGAGCTGACAACGTGTAACCTTGCACAGACTTCCCCGATTGAGACGCTGACACTCCCGGCTACAATGACATCGCTTGAACTCGTCAACCTGCCTAACCTCTCTTTCCCCGGCGGTCTTACCATTGAAAGCGTCGGCAGTATCACGCGCCTTTGGGTTGAGGGTAGCAAGTATATCGACACCGAAACACTTCTGCTTGATGTGGCCCGCGCCGGTGCCATTCGAGAGGTACGAATCCCCGATGTGAACGTAACGGCATCCGTTACCGTTCTGCGACTGCTCCGCAATTCCGGTGCCATAGGTCTTGATGCCTCCGGCGCCGCCTATGAGGAAAGCAATCAGTGTTCAGGTGTGATCGGCCGATGGATTCTTACAGAACTCATCAAGGAAGAGGATAGCGACGGTCTCGCCGGACTCAATAGCCTCAACCGCTACTTCCCCGAATTGGAGGTTATCAACTCACAGTATTCTCATATCTGCTTTTCAGATTTTGAGAACGACACCGAGAATATAACCAACATGGATGACAGCACGGGCTACAAGTTCGGCAATGCTTACACCGTTCCCGGCCACTGGGCGAAAATCGAAGAACTGAGCCACGCCTACAAAGCCACGTTCAACTCCCGTGATGGCAAAATGCACCTCCGCCAAATCAGCGATGCCGATTATGGCAAGATGAAAGACGGCACGGATTATGACCCGGCCGACCTTGCAGGTGAGGGTTTCGACATCATGAAAGACATTTACCCCCATTGGCGTAAGGGTGTCAACGACTTCAAGACTCAGGAGAAGCACACCTTCATCAGCTCATGTCCGAATGAACCCATCTCAACCGCAACAAGGGTGAACCGCAAGCATCTTGCCGATATTATGGTAAAATCTCTTGCCGCAATCTTCACCGACAATGTTGTTGCCGGCGGAGATTATGAGATTACCGACAACCCCAACATGAATGTCTACGAACTTGATGTTGCGGGTATGAAACAAGTCCGCTGGCCCGGAGTCAACAACGCCATGATTGGTGCCGTGTTTGTCGGAGAAGATGGAAAGGTTATCAAGAAGTTCAACATGAGCGTCGGTGCCGCACTGTTCGACTTTGTGAACGGCGAGTATGTCTATACGGATGTTCCTAACGGAGCGGTCAAAATCGTGTTTACATCACCTGTCGGATTTGACAATCTGGAGGCGATAGCCGTTGACAGCTCGGCAGTCGAGGCGATAGAACCCGATTGGGTATATATCGGCGGCTCCCTTGATAACCCTGCTATCCGTGAACTCGTAGGCGTGTATGGTATGACACTTGACTCTCTTATGCGCGCCCGGTCAATCAGCGGGGCAGTTACCAAAAGAGGTGACAATGCCAGCGGAATCAATGTGGATTGGCAATACGACAGCGAGGGGAATCTCACCAACGCTACGGTTCCATCCTCATCCATGCACTATTGTGCCGCTGACCTCATCAATCTTTGCCGTATGCGCGGCTCCGGCTTTTACAGCATCGACTACGAGATGAGAATTGACATTGATAACCTTGTTCTCGGACTCATCGGTGATCGCGATGTTCAGGCGGTTTGCGGTTATGGCTGCGGTGCCGGATATACAACTGGCACCAATGGCATGAACGCTTATGGCAATGTTACAAGACGCTGGAATGGTGGCAATACCGGCAATATCATCTTCGGTATTCAGAACTATGTCGGCTGTAACTCCGAGTGGCAGGACAATGTAGCGGTCAATGTCCCGAGTTTCGTTGAGATGCGCCGGCAGAAATATGCCGAAGTTGCGGCGTTCCCGATTGATGCCAAATGGCACATCTACAATCCTCTCACAAAGACGGAGCGTGTTGTGCAAGGCATCATCGATACCAACGGCATGTGTGTCGCCCGTGTCAAGCATGGCCGCTACTGCGACATGATAGCATCTCGCTGTACCACTGACACAAGCAAGTACAATCAGAACTATGCCGACGGACATTGGTATTCAGCAGGGCGAAGCCGTGTCCCTCTGGGGTCGAGCTCCTACGCGGATGCGGTTGGCGGTCTCGCGTGCTCGTATGCGAATCACGCCGGGACGAACTCGAGCACGAACGACGGCGTGCGGCTGGCCTTCAGGGGCGAGTGCGTGTTCGAGGACGAAGTAGCGTAAAGCGGTGAACGCAAAGCGCGATTTGCGAAAAAGCGTCAGAGGGAGAGCCGACCAACGGGAGGCTGCTCCCTCTCTCTTTATCCAGCCTTTGGCTGGTCGATATATTTTTGATTTTTCTAATTGACCGATTTTTAGTAATTTTGTACCCAAAAGGTAGATAACCTCAATGCCGTGTCCCTCTGCGGTCGAGCAACAACGCGAATGCGAATGGCGGTCTCGCGTACTCGAATGCGAATAACGCCGGGACGAACTCGAACACGAACTACGGCGTGCGGCTGACATTAAGGACTATAATCATGAGCGGGTTAACCGCTCTTATTATATAAATCGCCACACTGCAACGTCCACGTGCTGGGCAATGAAAGAGACGAGAGGTTAGAGCCTCGGCAACCCTCGCGCAAGCAGAAAGCCGGAACATAACGAAGAGCCCTGAAGGCGCGTCATGGAGATTCAGTATCCAATTGATAATCTTATCCCGGAGATTGTCAGCGACTCCAATATGTATAGCGGCTATGATTATGTAATCAGCCATTTGGAGAGCAAAGAGCAACGGGCCAAATATGCTCCCGACAAGGAGCCAAAGACGGAGTATGATTTCAATACTCCCGAAGAATACGCCGCATATCTTGAACAACAGATTCATGCGGCGAATGTCCGTAATGCCATAATAGGCACACTGAAAAGGCAGATTTCCGACGGCACGTTTCGGATCACGATGAAAGATGTAAAGACACTCCGTGTCAAGGATGGTCCGAAAGAGAGGGAATGTCAGGCTCCCAAGGTGCCTAAACGTGTCGGATGCCATTGCATAATGGTGGTGATAGAAAAATATACTTATCCCACCTTGATTCACAATACGGGAGCCTCTATCAAGGGAAGGGGTATGCACTGGATGCACCATATCATTGAAGATGATTTGAGAGCGGTGCCGGAGATGTTCACCCACTACTATAAAAATGATATATCCCATTACTATGACAGCATAAGTCAGGAAAGGATGAAAGCCGTAATCCGGCAATACATCTGCGACTCAATCCTACTTCCTATCCTCGACAGTTTCATAACTCTGCTTCCCGAAGGACTTTCAAAAGGTCTGCGATCATCACAGACTTTCGGGAATCTGTTTATCTCGCCGGTCCACCACAAGATGCTCACTATGGCAGAGCGTTATTTCCTGTCTTATCCGGATGGGAGTGTTGAGGTCAGATACCTCTACTATAACTATTGCGATGATACTACTATCGGGGGTAATGACAAGAAACGGCTCTGGCAGTTGAGGAATGTCTATGTTGAGGAGATGGCAAAACTCGGATTGACAGTCAAGGATAACGAGGCTGTCAGACCACTCACCGATGGCCTTGATATGGTTGGTTACGTTCATTATCCCACTCACTCCTTACTCCGCAAGAGAACAAAACAGAATGCGGCACGAAAGCTGGCTAAAGTCAAATCACGGAAGCGCCGGCAGAAAATTATCGGCTCTTTCAAAGGTATGGCTTGCCATGCTGACTGCAAGCATTTATATTTCAAGTTAACACATCATCAAATGCAAAAATTTTCAGAAATGGGAATCACTTACACCCCTGCCGACGGCAAGAAGAGATTCCCGGGCAAAGTGTGGCGATTGAGCGCACTGCAAAACAAGACCCTTGAGGTACATGATTACGAAAGCGATTTGACCACCTCTCACGGAGATGATCGCTATCTCGTTTCGTTCCGTGATGTTCAGTCAGGCGAATGGGGCAAGTTCTTCACCTCATCTGAAGAGATGAAAAATATCCTCGACCAGATAAGCGACCGAGAGGACGGTTTCCCATTTGAGACTGTTATTCAAAGCGAGGTATTTGACGGAAACAAAGTAAAATACAAGTTTACCTAAAAATCAGTTTTTCGGTCATTTGGTTCAACCTGCCGTTTTTCGTTGTATATTAGCGCAAAAATCATTTTGCGATGAAAAAGATATACGGCGCCAAAGAGCGGCAAGATGGCTTATACTCTATCGGCTGCAACAAATGGGAGGTGTTTTTCGGGTTCTGGAAAGACCACGAAGAAGATGAGAGCGGCTTCAACCTCCGAAAAAAATATACCAAGAAGCCGACCAATGAGGAGATTATCAACGACATCTTCGACGCTTTGAACAAGATGTGTGATGATAAAATTCTTTCCGGCCATACATTCAAGGGTTTGCCTGTATGGTTGTCAAAGGAGAATCAGAGTAACTACGAGACTGCCTACAACATTGCTCGTGATACCGGCGGAGCATCACTGCCGGAAACTTTCAAGTTTGGCGGTGATTTCGATTTGTACCTCTACAACTTTGAGACACTTGAGGATATCGAAGATTTCTACATGGGTTGTTACCGATATATCAAACAGTGTCTCGGTGAATGTTGGTCGTATAAAGCCGAGGCTCTTGCATTGTTCCCGGTTGCAGACATAAGCCTCCCCGAATTATGATAGTCAGTGTTATCATTTCGGCGGTCCTGTTATCGGCATTGATTATCGGCTATGCGTTGAGGCATCGGCATCCCGAATCGTTGAGCGCGATTTATTACGGAATGGGTAACGGGTGGATGTTCCCCCTTACTCTCGGAGTCTGTGCCGGACTTATCATTGTACCGGTGTTTGAGATCACGCCGGAAAGGATTCAGTTCCTTGTGTTCCTGGTTATGGCCGGAGCCATATTTGTAGCGGCAAGTCCGAGGTATCGTGATGGTCTTGATGGCCCGGTGCATTACACCTCCGCCATAATCATGTGCGCTGCTCTCTTGGCATGGATAATAGCGATGGGATATATTCCATACTCCGGGATAGCCGGAGGTGTTGCAGGTCTCGTTAAACGCCGGTATCTCGTGTATGCTTTTGAGATAGGAATGCTTGTAAACCTATTCTATGTATTGATTATCGAGTTAGTGTAATATATTAGTGAACATGTGCATGAGATGGTGCAAGTCAAGCGGCTTGTGCCATCTCGCTTTTTTTGCAAGTTCCTATAATTAGGCTAATTAACCCATGTTTTATTATTGAGATTTTCGGCAATTCGCTGAACGAATGGCTTATTGATGTACTTTTGAGCAAAAATCAAAATCATGGACCACAACAGCAATATCTTCTCAACACTTATGGCCATGCTCGGAGCAGCCATAGCCAATTTTTACTCGCATCTCGCGCCGTGGCTTTTGCTTGGGGCTGTGGCATTACTTGTTGATCTACGCTTTGGCATCAAGGCAGCCAAAGCGCGTGGCGAGAAAGTAAGGACATCCAGAGCTATACGGCGTACCCTCAACAAATCTATTGATTATCTCGGTATCGTCACGTTGGCTGAGATGCTGTCAAGAACATTCGGAGTATCGCTTGGTGTCCCGGTGGTAAGCATGGGGATGCTTTTCATCATTTATGGCATTGAAATTTCATCCATCCTCAATAACTATTTCGAGTACAAGGGACTGCCATGGCGGTTTGATATTCTCAAGTTTTTGCGGAAGAAATCCGAGATAGCTGATGCCATAGAGACAGACGAAGAGCGCGGTAGAGCGGAAGATGAGGAGGTGGCTGATGAATCCGATAAGTTGGAAACAGATAAACTTTAAATGATATGATTACAATCAAAAAAGGGAGCAGGGGCGAGGATGTGAAAACCCTGCAAAGGAAACTGAACCTTATCGCTGATGGCATCTTCGGCAAACTGACCGATGAGGCGGTGAGGGAATTTCAGAAGAGTCATGGCCTTTCCGTTGACGGCATAGTGGGTCCCAAGACATGGACGGCTCTCGGTATTGGAAATGCCAAACGTAATGTCGATGAGATTATCATCCATTATACCGCGACCCCCGACGGCGAAGAGTTCTCTAATGCTCAGATTAAAGCCAGCCATCTTGCCCGAGGCTTTTCGGATATTGGGTATCATTGGGTTGTCGGACTCAATGGAGAGATTCGCAAGGGTCGTGACGAGGGTATTGCCGGTGCCCACTGTACGGGGCATAACACACGTTCCATCGGAATCTGTTATGTAGGCGGATGTCCTCCGCGCTCGGTCAATGGCTGGCGGGACATCGGCAAAGATACCAGAACGCCTGCTCAAAAGGCAGCTCTAATCAAACTCATAAGAGAGGTCAAGGCGCGCTATCCGAATGCGAGCGTTCACGGCCACAACGAATTTGCCAACAAGCCGTGCCCCGGCTTCAACGCCAAAGAGGAATATAAAAATCTCTGACCT